CGGCGCTATGGCCCGATTAGGCCCCTCTAATCCGTCAATAGGTGTCTACCCTAACAGCCGGCCATGTTAGTGAGCGCTCACTGACTTAGCAGTCGGGCAGGTCGAGTGCCAGTAATGGGGACAGAGTCGGCGCTCGGCTCGGTCTACTCTATGTTAATGAGCGCTCACTAACATACGAGCTCGGCTCGGACTGCCATGTTAGTACTTACTAACATACGAGCTCGGCTCGGTCTACCATGTTAGTTAGCGCTTACTGGGGCGCTAGCACTATGTAAGTGAGCGCTCACTGGGGCGCTAGCACTATGTAAGTGAGCGCTCACTAACATCGCGGGGGCCTTTTCTATGATGCAATGCACCAATTTGGGTCCCGTGGCGGCCTGCCGGTCGGGGGGCCCCACAGACCCCGAGCTCGTTCCATTCCCCACAAAACTCAACTTCCTAAATTTTTTTTGTAAAATTTGTGTAGTAAATTTCACAATGTGAAATGAAATGCGCTAAGTCCTTGATGTTCGACGGGGATGCGGGGGTAGCGGGGGTTACTTTACTCTTTTTTATATTTTTAAAAAATAAAAAATAAAGATAGAGGGAAACCTGGAATATACCCCCGCAAGTGCCGCAACCCCCGCGCTACTGCGAGCAAAATTGATAGTTAAAAACTATTGGGGCTATAACAATCAAATGTTTGCATTAGTAGATGTATGAACGAATATGTTTATCAGATCCAGGGTGCCCTAGAAGATTCCAATGGAAGGCTTAGGGGTTTTCGTGTCCTGGTCTGTGATCTAAACTACTTTGACTCTGCCGACGCGCCAATTGAAATATTGGACAAAGAGACGGTTAGGTACATCGAGTTTCGTTTAAAGGTCTGCGAACACCTGGACATTAACCGGCTGCCCGTAGAAATCCAAAACAAAATTAGGGCGCCGTTAGGGCGTTGGTTGGACCTGTGGGTCCTAGATAATTTTTATGGCGATACTAGCAAATCAAAAAGTCCTGACGTTGGACTATTGGAAACCAGCAAACAAAATCCAGCGAGGTGATTACCTGTTTGACCGGAACGGTAAGCCGGTACAGGTAAAATTAGTACAGGAATACTTTTCAGACGACTGCTACGAGGTCATGTTAAATGACTACCTAACAATCTCTGGTGACAAGCGCCTAGAATTTTTAGTGGAAAACTTTAAATACAGGGACAGGGTCATAGAGTACAAGGGATACCATCCCTTTAGGCGGCCACTAAAGCCGATGAATGTAGAGACGTTGCTAGATGGTGACCTAAAAGACAAAACAAATTGTAAGATCTACTCGATTCCTACCACAAAACCGATTGAGTTACCCCACCAGACCCTACCCGTGCCACCGTTTGTCTTTGGTTTTTGGTTTGTAAACCGCAAACCTAGCAAATTTTTTACAACAACCCCGTCGACACAGGAAGAAGTAGAGCAACAGCTTAAAGATTTTGGGTACAAGGTTAAGATTCGCAAGACAATACACAACGGCTGGCGGCAGTTTACCATATCGCCGACCATAGAGTCACAGTTGGCCCCTGGTATCCCAACCAAAATACCAGCAAACTACCTGCTGGCGGACAAAGAACAACGAATTGAGCTGCTGCGTGGCATAATATTTGCAAAACCGCGCCAGTATCTGCCCAGTAAAGACCGTTTTAGGTTTTCTACCACACACTACGGCACGGCACTGTCAATTCAAGGCCTTGTTGAGTCGCTAGGTGGCAAGACTAGCCTTACATTTACAGAAAAAAATAGTACCTACACGTTAATTTTTAGAACCCGTTTAAAATTGGTACCTAATCAGGTATCTAAACCGATAAAAATACATCAAGCGCGTAGGTATATCGAAAAAATTACAAAGATCCAGCCACAAACCTGTGTTCACATTGAGACAGACGGGCCGGATAACAGCTATCTCGTAGGAGAGGGTTTTATTTCATGTCGTTAACAGCAAAACAAGAACTTGAATTAAAGAAGTTCGCACAAGCACGCACGCACTGGCCTAAGGATCAGCTTGAAGCCGCCATTTGGCAGGTCAAGTGGCACCTACAGGCGTTACCACACCAACGGGAGCCAGAGGATGGTGAGTATGATACGTTTCTTATGCTTGCCGGCCGTGGATCGGGTAAGACGCACACTGCTAGCCACTGGATTGGCATTCGCGCTTGGATATACGACAACACCCGCTGGCTCGTCACTGCTCCAACATCAAACGATATACGTGCAACTTGTTTCGAGGGGGACTCCGGACTTCTCAATATCATCCCCCCGTCACTTATTCGAGACTACAACAAGTCTTTGTTTGAGGTCACCCTTACAAATGGATCTCTTATACAGGGGATCCCCGCTTCAGAACCCGAGCGTTACCGAGGTAAGCAATATCACGGGGCCTGGTTTGACGAGCTGTGTGCATTTGACTACATTGATGATGCCTACGATGGCGTACAGTTTACCCTCCGCCTTAGGGACCCACGCATCCCTCGAGTGCAGCAGATTATTACCACCACACCAAAGCCAAAAGAATTAATTGTAGACCTAAACGAAGGGAAAGTAGGTGGAGATGTATACGTATCAAACGCGTCGTCCTACGACAACCGAGCAAACCTTTCAGAGACTTTTTTCAAACAGCTTGAAACGTATGACGGAACTGACATTGGAAGACAAGAGATCTATGGTGAGATTCTTGACCCGGAACAGTCAGGTATCATCAAACGCAAACAGTTTAAGCTCTGGCCAGCCAAAAAACCAACCCCAACCTTAGAGTATGTCATTGCGTCGTATGACCCGGCGACTTCTGAGAAAACTATGAACGACCCGACCGCCTGCACCATCTGGGGCGTGTTTGAGCAAGAAGACGCCGGGACGGCAATTATACTACTAGACGCTTGGGATGAGCACCTGTCATACCCTGAGCTACGTAGGAAAGTAATCAACGACTTCAAAGAAGTTGTATACGGGGCAGATAACGACTTTGGCAAAGGCCGAAAGGCTGACCTGATACTGATGGAAGATAAGTCGGCGGGTATCTCGCTGATCCAAGAACTCCAGGGCGCTGGGGTACCAGTCAGGGGGTACAACCCTGGCAGAGCGGATAAAGTACAACGATTAAACATTGTCTCTCCCCTAGTAGCTAAAGGCAAGGTCTGGATACCGGAGGAACCCCAACGAAAAGGTGAATATGCAGACTGGGCAAAACGTTTTCTGCGTCAGGTATGTTCATTTCCAGAGGCTGGCGGACACGATGACTACGTCGACTCCCTCTCCCAAGCGTTGCGCGTTCTACGTGATTCTGGATGGATCCAACTCGACCCGCTACCAGCTCGAGACTATAGTTACGTGGACGACGACATAAGCAAGCGTTTTGTCAATCCCTACGCCCAGTAGGGCGGATACCCTGGTATTTGTGCATTAGTAGTAATAGAAACCTTATATGAATATTTTAAAGACGCCCCAGCAAAAACTACTGGAAGAAGCCGGCGCAGTGCCAGCATCGCCAGGGATGTTAAAAACACCCCAACAGCTTTTGCTGGAGGAGTCTGGCGTCACGCCCAAATTTTCAGACGGCGGCAGCACAAATCAAATGAGCCCGGAAATGTTACGTGCCTTGATGCAGGCCTATGATTATCAAATGTCTCAACAAAAACCGGAAGTTGAGCCTGGGTTTCAAGCGCAGCCCCAAACCGCAACAACCTGGATGCGAGATAAAATTGCCAGTTTGATTGGCGAAAAACCTGCTGACCGATTATTTGGGACTGGCTATGAAGGTCAACAAATGGAATATTTACCACTTCAAATTTTAAATCCGTTTTCGGCGGCAGGGACTATTATTGACGCAGGACCAGAAATGTACCGTCAGTACGGGCAAGGAGAAACTGGTGGCGCTGCCTTGACTGGCGGAATTGCTGCGTTAAGCGCTCTTCCTTTTGCAAAGCCAATTAAAAAAACAGCAAGCGCAATTTCAAAAAAGATTAAAAAATAATGGCAAACCCAATACTACCAACCCAGTCCGGCGCTAATCTGCCTAGTCTTGATACCGAACAAAACATTGAAGAGGCGATGGCCCAAGATGCAGAGATGGACTACTATGAGGAAACTCTTGGATTAGAGCCTGGTGATGTAGAAGAAGAAATTATTGAGTTAGAAGATGGATCTGTGGTAGTCAACTACCAAGAAAAACAAAGCCCACGCAAAAACCCTGAGTTTTATGAAAACTTAGCTGAGTCGTTTGATGATGGTGTGTTAGACAACCTAGCACAAGAATATTTAGATTTTATTGATGTTGATCACGAGTCAAGAAAACAACGAGACAAACAGTACGAAGAAGGACTACGTAGGACTGGCCTAGGAAAAGACGCACCCGGTGGTGCAACATTTGATGGCGCTTCTAAAGTAGTGCACCCGGTCATGGCGGAGGCATGCGTTGACTTTGCTGCCTCGACCGCAAGAGAATTACTACCACCAGATGGATTGGTTAGATCCAACGTCAAGGGCGAAGTTGATCGTGTAAAAGAAGACACAGCAGATCGCAAGGTAACGTTTTTAAACTGGCAGCTTACAGATCAAGTACAAGAGTACCGCGACGAGATGGAGCAGTTACTCACCCAGCTACCACTAGGCGGTTCACAGTTTTTAAAATGGCGTTGGGAAGAAGAACAAAAGCGACCAACTTGCGAGTGGGTGGCGATTGATAATATTTTGTTACCGTATGCGTCCACTAACTTCTACACAGCGCAGCGTGTAACTGAAGTACAAGACATTACCGAAGACACGTTTTTACAGCGCGTTGACACTGGAATATATCGTGACATTGACAGCGCGTATACATCTGATGCGCCACTGAATGATCAGACACAATCTGAAAAAGCAAACAACAAGATTGAAGGCAAAGACATGCCTTCTAAAAATATTGACGGTCTGCGTCGTATTTATGAAATAACTTGTTTTATGCGTCTTGATGACGACGAAAAAACAGAAGGTAAACGCGCACCATACATTTTAATGATTGACGAGACCACAAGCAAAGTCTTGGGTCTGTATCGTAACTGGGAAGCAAATGATGAAAAGTTTGAAAAACTGGACTGGTATGTCGAGTTTAAATTTATCCCTTGGCGTGGCGCTTATGCTATTGGCCTTCCCCATCTTATTGGTGGTCTTAGCGCTGCTCTCACTGGCGCTCTGCGTGCTCTCTTGGATGCGGCGCATATTAACAATTCCCAAACGCTACTTAAACTCAAGGGTGGACGAATTGGTGGCCAAAGCGATCGAATCGAGCCTACGCAAGTAGTAGAAATTGAGGGGGCACCTGGTGTTGATGATGTTCGCAAGATTGCGATGCCAATGCCGTTTAATCAACCATCTTCGGTACTGTTTAATTTACTAGGCTGGTTAACTGACGCAGCCAAAGGCGTTGTCACCACAGCAGAAGAAAAAATTGGCGACGCAAACAACAATATGCCGGTTGGTACGGCCCAGGCTCTCATCGAGCAGGGCGCTAAAGTATTCTCCAGCATTCACGCACGACTACATCGCAGCCAGACCAAATCATTACAAATTATATCTCGCCTAAACCATTGGTACTTAGATGAGATGGACAACCAGTCTGGTACAGAAATTCAAGTGCGAGACTTTGCGTACAACAGCGACGTACGCCCAGTATCCGATCCTAATATTTTCTCTGAGACACAGCGATTGGCTCAGAATCAGGCTTTGTTGCAAATGGCAACCTCTGCGCCGCCCGGCATGTTTGATGTCCGCGCGGTGTACCGCAGGGTTTTAAAGCAGCTTAAAATCCCATCAATTGATGAGATACTGCCAAACCCAATGGGTGCAAAAGAATCTAACCCAGCGCTAGAAAACGTATCCATGACCATGGGTCGACCAGCCGCGGCGTATCCAGACCAAGATCATATCAGTCACATTAAGATTCACCTTGAGTATGCAATGAACCCTGCATATGGTGCCAATCCAGTAATCGGGCCAACGTTCTCACCTAACGCGCTTGAGCACATTAAGCAACACTTAACACTACACTATCTGCAATCCATGCGCTCATACGTAGCGCAGGCATCAGGTGGTCGGGATGAGCTAGAGTTACACCAAGAGAAACCATTAACCTTGGAATCACAGCAGGCGCTGGCGCTAGCGTCACAAATGGTTGGTGAAGACGCAAACCAAACACTTCAGCCATACGTGCAGCAAATTCAGCAATTGGCGCAAAAAGTTCAGGAGTCACAACAGGCTCAGATGGAGCGAATTGCGTCTCAGGATCCAACGGCCCAGGTATTGCTCAAAACTCAAATGGCTGAAACTCAGCGCAAACAACAAGAGTCACAGCTCAAAATGCAGATGGACCAGCAAAAGAGCCAGCAAGATTATGAGATTAAACTGGCTGAGTTACAACGTAAAGTGCTGGAATTACAGAGCAAATACGAAGTTCAGACCGAGCTTGATAACCAGAAAAACTCAACAAACGTGGCAGTTGCCAGCATGAATAACTCTTCGCGCGAACGCGTGGCGGCCTTACAGGCTCAGGCACAACTATCTGCTCAAGAAGTTGCGCTGGCACAAGAGCAGGCGATGTTGGGAATTCAGGCAGTAAACGAGGCAGAAAAAGACATACGCCAGCACGGCATAGAGATTGAAAGACAGCAACTTGTTAATGATGCAGACGCAACAAAACAAGCAATTCAGGCAGCACTACAACAAAAACCTACCACAGGAGCATAACATGGCCGAAAATTTACAAGGCTTTCGTCAAACATACCAGGAGACTGGCAAACTATCTAGCGGCGGCGGCCCTGGCGAGAAAAACCTCGACAAGGGTGCCTCTGGCAGCCACCGGGATAACAACTGGAAAAAAGGTGCAGCCCAAAACAAAATGGCTAAAGACTGCAAAGTCGGGCCAGATAAAAACCTTAAAGACATCAAAGGCGGCAATTTTTATTAATTTTAGGGCGGATTCCTTCATATACTTGCATTAGTGAAATTATGAAGGACTTTTTATCTGAAATTATCGGTCGTGTAAAGACTGAGCAAAAATTAATCGCGGAGTCCGTTACCGCGGGGAATAACGTAAATTCATTTGAGGATTACCAAAGATTAGTTGGTAGACATGAGGGATTGACGTTAACGTTAAGCATTATTAACGAGATTTTAACGGAAGACGAAGAAGACGAATCGTAAGATTCAAGAAAGGACTGCCGCATGGCATTTGATATATCACAAAAAGAAGACCCAGATCTTCGCTCAGAGCAAGAGTGTTTTCCTGAGATAGACCCTGGTGTTGAAGTAGCTGGAGACCGTGTATTAGTGCAACTAAGACGGGAAAAGGCTAAAAGTAAAGGCGGAATCATCTTAGTTGATGAGACCCGACAGACGTTACGTTTCAACGAGACCGTTGCAAAAGTAGTCCAAGTTGGACCTTTGGCATATAAGTCGCCAGATACGCTTGAGCCTTGGATTGAAGGCCCCTGGTGTAAAGTTGGCGATCTAGTTCGTACGATTAAGTACGGAGGTGATCGGTTCGTTGTTAACCCGGATGATGAAGGCTCTCCAGTGGTGTTTATTACCATCCAGGCACGTGAAATCATTTCTCGCATCAAGTCGTTTGAGCATGCGCAGAAAATGAAGGCGTTTGTAGACTAATTTTGAAAGAAAATTATGGCAGAAAATAAAGATATTCCTATAAAAGAACAGAATGATGGCTCAGCATTAGTATCACTAGAGCAAATTGAAGACCCGTTTGCTGAAACAGAAGACAGCAAAAAAGAATCAGACGAAGACGCAGAAGATTTTGCGGAGGGCGGAGAAGTAGAGGCTCAGTCTGATGATCAAGACGAAGACGGGGACGCAGAGACAGAAGAAGACCGTGGACGGATTCGTGAGGCTCGCAGAGAAGAGCGTAGACTAAAAAAAGAATTAAACAAACAACGAGATACAACGGCACGAAATAAAATTAGTGCGCTTGAGCGACGTAATGCCGAACTAGCAGAACGTTTACTTAAAGTAGAAAATGCTTCGGCATCGTACCAGTTTGTGCAGATTGATAAGGCAATTGAAGACGAGGCTACTCGTGTTGAATACGCCAAAATGAAAATGCTACAGGCAGCGCAAGAAAATGATGCAAGCGCCCAAGTAGAATATTTAGAGCAGTTGACCGACGCCAAACAGCGTCTACAACAGGCCCAATATTACAAAAAACAACAACTCGAGCAGGCGAAAGCCCCCAAGCAAAACGTACCAAACGAGATTAGTACTGAAGTGCAAAGAAACGCAACTCAGTGGCTTAAGAAAAACTCCTGGTATGATCCGCAGGCTCGAGATACAGATAGTAGAATTGCCAAGGTAATTGATCAAGAACTCGCTCAAGACGGATGGGATCCAAGTGATTCTGAGTATTGGGAAGAGTTAGACAATCGTTTATCGTCACGTCTGCCTCACCGTTACACAAGTAAAGGCGGGCAGCAAACTCGTAGAGCGGGCCCAACAGCCTCTAGCCGAGTAGCAAATACAGCTGGAACAAAACCCGGAACCATTAGGCTAAGCCCTGAGCGTGTTCAGGCAATTAAAGATTCTGGTTCGTGGGACGATGTTGAAAAACGAAATAAAATGATCCGCGCATACGCATCGTATGATCGCGCTAACAAAGGATAATTATCATGGCAAATACAAGAATAAAACGCGACTTAGAAGATCGTTTAATTGATCGAGTCGAGGAAACAAAAGAGCGGATGGCAGCAGAAGATCCGGACTTAAAATCAAAGCGCGAACGTGCAGAGGCGTTCAGAGACAAATGGCAAAATAGCGCGTTGCCAGACATTCCAGGGGGAACAATTCCTGGATTCCATTTGTGCTGGTTATCCACCACAAATAATTATGACAGTATCGACAAACGTATGGCGTTGGGTTATGAGCCAGTGAAAGCCGGAGAATTAGGAAAAGGCTTTGAAGCACTAGGTAAAATGAGCTCGGGCAAGTTTGAAGGCTGTGTTAGTTGTAACGAGATGGTTCTCTTTAAGTTACCAGAAGAAATCTATCAAGAAGTGATGCGCATGCTGCACCTCGAGGATCCCCTTGAGCACCAGCGAAATATTACCGCAAACGTTCGTAGCACTGCTAAGGACGGCAAAGGTGGCAGATCAATTCTTGAAGGTGGCATTTTGGAAATGGAAAAAGAGGCCGCAAAAGCAAATAGTAATATTCGCTTCCAATAACATTCTTCAAAAATTAACAAAGGAAAAACATAAATGTCTACAACATTTAAACCCTTTGGTCTGAAGCCTGTGTATCATCCAAGTGGCCTAGATCGTGCTGTTCCATTCGTTGGAACCAACACTTTTGTCACGGGTACTACATTTACAGCTCCCTACTCTTTAGGTTCTGGTGAAAGTTTTTTCCAGTACCAACCAGTGAGCTTGACCGCTTCGGGTCAATTGACCATTGCAAACCAAACTGCTGCTTCCGGCACAGTATATGGCGTATTTGACGGTGTAGAATATACAACCGCTGAAGGCCGTCGCACTGTCGGTAAGTCTGCATCTAAAACAACTTTAGACGCAGCTACTCAAATTCTATTCTGGATCTTCGCAGACCCAGCATTGGTTTATGAGGCACAAGTAAATGGTTCAGCAACCACCGCTTCTATCGGTCGTCAGTACAACTTTGATACAACCGCTGGTTCAACTGTAACCTCCGGAACTACCATTGGTACAGGCGGCGCAGGCTTCTCCACCACAGCATTGTTAGCAACAGCCGTTGCCACCACTGTTCAAGGACAAGTTCGCGTAGTAGGTCTAGGCCGTGAAGTAGCTTACCCAACAGGCGAGTTAAACGCTTGGGGTGACACTTACACGATTGTTCAGGTCCAAATCGCTAACAACACGTTTGTTGCGCCTAAGGTCTCGATTTAATTAACAACGAAAGGAACTAAACATGGCAACCCCAATGCGTAGTACAGACTTTCGTGCGGTAGTCGAGCCGATTATCAACGAAGTCTTTGATGGCGTTTATGAACAACGCGCTGACGAGTGGAAAGGATTTGTAGAGCAGATCCAAGGTATTCCACGTAATTATCACGAAGAAGTAATGCTGTTCGGTATGAATGCCGCACCTGCGATGCCTGACGGAACTCCTGTCAGCTATGACCAGGGTGGTACTCTGTACATCACACGTTTCATCTATCAAATCTATGGCTTGGCATATGCCTTGACCAAAGTGTTGATGGAAGACGGTGATCACATCCGTATCGGCAGCACTTTCGCCAAGCACTTGGCTCAGTCTATGATTGAGACCAAAGAGACATTGTGTGCTAACTTATTAAACTTTGCATTCACAGCCGGCTATGTTGGCGGTGACGGCGTAACTTTGATAAACACAGCTCACCCTGTTGCTAACGGCTTAACCTACAGCAATCAGTTATCGACCGCTGCTAACTTGTCGCAGACTTCTGTTGAGCAGATCCTCATTCAGATCCGTTCTGCAATCGACAACAATGGTAAGCGTATTCGTCTGAAAGCTGAGCAGTTAGTTGTTCCTCCAGCACTCGAGTTCCAGGCAGAGGTAATTCTCAAGTCTGTTCTCCGTTCTGGTACAGCTGACAACGATCTCAACCCAATCAAGTCCACTGGTATGCTTCCAAAGGGTACACACGTTGTAACCCGTTTGAGCTCTTCCAAGGCATGGTGGGTGCAGACCGATGCTGAGAATGGTCTCATGCTCGTAATGCGTCGTCCAATGGAGAAATCCATGGAAGGTGACTTCGAGACTGATTCTATGCGCTACAAAGCCACCGAGCGCTATGCGACCGGCTGGCATGATGCCCGCAACCTCTACGGTACCGCTGGCGTTTAACTAGCACCCTCGTAGTCCTAAAAGCCACCCCACAAGGGTGGCTTTTTTACTATTTGGGGCGGGTTTTATGTTTAATTTGCATTAGTAGTTATAGGAAGATTAATCCCATTCTGACAGCCGATCCTTCCCGGCATGACGACTCAGAGACAGTTTGGGATACCCACTGAGATAAGGAAACACAATGTCTAGTACATTTACAATACCCCTGCGTTTAAATACGCGTCAAACTACCAGCAACGACGGCACAATTTCTGCCGACAACACTGGTGCTTCAATGATTTCACAGCAGCGCGCTATTGTAGCAGGCGCAGCCGCAACCGATGTCATTCCAGCTGGTTCCATCATTCATTCAATTGACGGCTACTTAAACGTAGTCGGCGCAGCCTCGCGCGCGGTTAGCTTGACCGTTAACGGCGTAACTACTTCCGTTGGCACGTTAACAACCACCGCCCTAGGTAAAGTTGCTGTAGCTTTTACGGCATCTGCTGCCGTGGCTAATTTGTTGGCTAACGTTGGTGCATATGACTGCACAGTAACTTTAGCCTCCGAGGCAGCTTCTGCTGGCACATTGTCTATTCAGTACACCGGTCGCAATGCTGATGGCACAATTACTGCCTACGGTTCTGGTTATACAAATAACTAATTAAGACGGCGGGGAAACCCGCCTCTTTTACCGTACAGGAGAAATTTATGTCATTAATGACAGATGTTAAAGCAAAACACTTAAATGCGTCAGGAGTAATTTTTGCAGGACCCGGTCGTTTAGCCGGTTTTAGTTTAGTCGGTGGGGCCACACTAGGAAAAATTGAATTTAGAGATGGTGGATCTAGCGGCACAATATTATGCGAAGTTGACGTTCCCGGCAACACAAACGTAAACTCATTTTATATTTTAGTTCCCGGCACAGGTATTCGTTTTTATACAAGCATCTACGCAGCCTTTGTCGGTGGTTTAGGGCAGTGCACAACATTTTATCAAGCATAAGGCAGTTAAATGCCTGTCTACTTAGATACGCGAGGTAACTCAGTCCTGTCTGTGGCGATCTGTGATCGCTGCAGCAGGAAGTTTGCGTACACCGAGCTAATGCCTGACCCTAACTTTCCAGGAATGCGGGTATGCAAAGATGACTTAGATAACTTTGACCCCTGGAGATTACCAGCGCGTCAGACAGAAAACATTGCATTGCGTTTCCCCCGTCCTGATGTATCTGTTGCAACCGGACCAAACTTGTTAAATACTCAGGGTAACGCCAACGATCCACAGCAATACGATAACTTTACCTTAGAAGGTATTTTACCTGCGGCTGGAGCACAAGGTAATTTAAACACCATGAGCAATACATCGCCCCCCGTGCGCGCGTCAATTGGTGAAATTACACCAAACAGCGGATCAAGGGCTGGCGGGTATACTGCAATAATTGGAGGCGATAATTTCAGACATGTCTCTAATGTATTAATTGGTGGGGTACCTGCCAGTTTTACAGTAATTGATCCCAATAATATTAGTGTTACAATACCAGCGTATGGTGTGTCAAGCAGTGTAGACGTTATTGTTACGACAAATGTTGATTCGGCGATTGCTTTAAACCTATTTACATATACTTAAAATAAATGGCTAATCAACCGATAACTAAACTGCCAGTAGCGACAGCACTGACCGGTAACGAAGTTACGGTTGTTGTCCAAAATGGCGTAACAAAACAAACACAACTCCAAGATGTTTCTAATCTTGGCGGCCCAACTGGACCCACTGGTCCACAAGGACCTGCGGGACCCACCGGCCCAACCGGGTCAACTGGGGCAACTGGACCAACGTCTACAGTACCCGGCCCAACTGGTCCAACTGGCGCTCAGGGCCCAACTGGCCCAACAGGTTGGACAGGTTCACAAGGTATACAGGGCCCAACCGGGGCAACTGGACCGACAGGAGACACTGGACCTCAAGGTCCAACTGGCCCCACTGGTTGGACTGGACCACAAGGCTCACAAGGAATACAAGGACCCACTGGCCCAATTGGACCGGCAGGCCCAACTGGAGATACAGGACCGATTGGTCCAACTGGAGATACTGGCCCGACAGGACCGACGGGTGCAACTGGACCGACGGGCGCAACTGGACCGACGGGTGCAACTGGACCAACTGGCGACACAGGACCGCTAGGTCCAACTGGACCACAGGGCATACAGGGCCCAACCGGTCCGACGGGATGGACAGGTCCGCAAGGTATCCAAGGACCAACTGGAGACACTGGACCAACAGGCATACAGGGCCCAACTGGTCCAACTGGCCCAACTGGTGATACCGGACCACAAGGTCCTACTGGAGATACTGGACCACAAGGATCTTCAACTGGTTTAACATTATTCTTTGACGGCGCAACGGCAGTGGGACCACAAGCATATGACTTGCTTACAGTCCCAAACACTGGCGCGCAGACTGATCTTTCAATATTAACAAACGCAAGCACGCCAGTTTTATTAGGTTCATTTGTAACGGCTGCTAGTGTACCTAACAACACATCATTTGTTGGTGGTCTGTGGGAACTATATGCGTGGATGCAACACACCGGAGGTGGTTCAACGTTTAGGTTTTGGACTGAAGTGCAAGAGGTTGCGTCAAACGGCACGACGGTATTACAAACTTTAGCAAGTGGAAATTATGCTGGCGGAACTGCCGTTGCAAGTGCAACTCTTGGATTGTATGAGTATGATCTGTTTGTCCCAACTTCTACGTTAGCATCTACAAGTAGCCGCATATTAGTTAATGTTTATGTTCAAGCGCAGACAGGAACGCCAACGGCTTCCTTGCACATGCGCTTTAATGCGCAGTCGCACATTGTTACGACGATTGCGTACAATATTGCAGGACCGACTGGACCACAAGGTCCAACCGGCCCGACAGGCGATACCGGACCGACAGGCCCAACCGGTCCTACTGGCTGGACTGGACCGCAAGGTATACAGGGCCCCACTGGCGACACAGGACCACAGGGCCCGACAGGCCCGCAAGGTATACAGGGCCCGACAGGTCCAACAGGTTGGACGGGACCTCAGGGACCCACCGGTCCGACAGGATGGACTGGACCACAAGGGCCAACTGGAGATACCGGCCCAACAGGGCCAACTGGATCAACCGGATCAACCGGACCGACAGGTCCGACGACTTACCCCGCCGCAGGTGTGGCAGTGTCAACTGGCACGGCGTGGGGTGCGTCATTAGTAGCAGCAAGTGCTAACACCGCAAGCGCGCTGGTACAGCGCGACACCAACGGTGACTTTAGCGCTGGTACAATAACCGCAACGGCATACATTGGAGTGAGTGGCGGTACATTTTAATTAGGGGTAGCACATGAAAATCGCCGTATATGCGATTAGCAAAAATGAAGAGCAGTTTGTAAAGACATTCTGCGAGTCCAGTAAGTTAGCAGATTATATTATGATCGCCGACACGGGATCAACCGACGGAACGGTCGAGGAGGCAAGAAAGTATGGGGCTGTTGTTCATAGCATTTGCATTTCTCCTTGGCGCTTCGATCATGCTAGGAACGCCGCTTTGGCGCTACTCCCCGCTGACATCGATGTCTGCATATCGCTAGATTTAGACGAGCGTTTAGAGCCAGGATGGCGAGATGAGATAGAACGTGTGTGGAAGTCAGACACCACGCGCATGAGTTATAAGTTTGACTGGGGTCACGGCAAAGTGTTTTACAGCACCAAGCTACACAGCCGTAAGGGTTACCACTGGCACCACCCGTGCCATGAGTACATTAGGCCAGACCACAGGACAAAAGAGATCTGGGCGTACAGCGAGATGTTACTCATCACGCACCACCCAGACGAGACAAAGTCAAGGGGTCAGTACTTAGACCTGCTTGAGATGTCTGTTAAAGAAGACCCAAGCTGCCCACGCAATGCGTTTTATTATGCTAGGGAGTTAACGTACTACCAGCGTTGGAATGAGGCGATTGTGGCACTGCAAAAGTATTTAGCGATGCCAGAGGCGACGTGGAACAACGAGCGTGCATACGCCATGAGGTTGATCGGCAACTGCTACGACAACCTTGGACACGACGGCATCGGTTGGTACCGTCGTGCGGTGTCCGAAGACGCGGGCGTGCGTGAGACTTGGTGTGAGTTAGCACAGGCGTGCTACAGAAAAGGATTATGGGAGGAGTGTTACGGCGCGGCATGTAACGCACTCAAGCTGACAGAGTGTACCTATACGTACACGATCGATGCAAACAACTGGAAGGCAAGGCCGCACGACTTGGCGGCAATCGCAGCCTACCGTTTAGGATTTAAAGAAGAAGCAATTAAGCACGGCACTAACGCCTTGGAGTTTGAACCCAATAACAAGAGATTAATAAAAAACCTCGAGTATTATAAGGAATAAATATGGCACAGGCAGGTTTTACACCGATCAGTTTATACTACAGCACTACTGCGAGTGCTGTGCCGACCGCTGGCAACCTGGTTCCTGGCGAGTTAGCAATAAACATTAACGACGGCAAGCTGTACTTTGAAAACAGTTCTGGCGTTGTTACATTACTGGCGCAGAGCAGCGCGTCGTCCCCCGTTACATCTATCTCGTTTGGATCGACTGGTTTAACACCGTCTACGGCAACGTCAGGCGCGGTAACTGTCGCTGGCACGTTGGTTGTTGGTAATGGTGGTACTGGGCTAACTTCTCTAACAACTGGTCGCATCCCCTACGGCGCTAATACCGCCGCGTTTGGTAACTCAGCAAATCTGTTCTTTGATAGCGCAAATACAAGGCTCGGAGTAGGAACAGCATCACCTGCAGTAACTGCCTCTTTAGTTGGTATTGACGCAATGTTGATTCCCAAAGGCGCAACGGGTGACAGGCCAACAGGTGTCTCGGGGTATTTGCGTTTCAACACCACAACAACTGAGTTTGAAGGGTATAACGGCACGGCGTGGGCATCGGTTGGTGGTGCAGCGTTAAGCAACGATACCTCAACAGCAACTAATATTTATCCGTTGTCTGCTGCAGCGACAACAGGCACTGCCTCAACACTTTATACCTCGAATGCGAAGTTTTTATATAAGCCAAGCACGGGCGAATTACAGGCTAGTGCGCTAGTGGCAAGCAACGGTATCGTAGTAAATAATCAAACAATTAGCACAAGCTACACCATTGCTGCTGGTAATAATGCAATGTCTACAGGTCCAGTCACCGTGGCGAGCGGTCAGACAGTTACAGTCTCCAGTGGTTGTCGTTGGGTGGTACTATGAAAACCACTAAAATAAACAAAAGGAGTAAATAATGAGCATTGTTTTAGTAGGTTCAACTTCAGGTAGCGTTACATTACAAGAACCAGCCGTTGCTGGTACTACTGTATTAACCTTACCAGCCGTATCGGGAACAGTCATTACTACAGGCACTACTGGTCAAGTTATTGATAGTGGTGCTTTACCAATAGGTAGTGTGTTGCAAGTGGTTAATGCTACTTATGGAACACAAACAAGCACAACATCAAGCACTTTTAGCGATACAGGTTTAACTGCAACTATTACTCCTAAGTTTGCAACAAGTAAAATTCTTGTAATTGTTTCTCAAAATGGTTGTTATAAAGCCGCTGGAAATACTTATTTACAATTAAGATTGTTAAGAAATAGCACCACTATAATTAACCTTGAATCGTTGGGAAATTACAGTAACACTACTGTTGCTATGGGTGTAAACGCTAGTTCTACTAATTATTTAGATAGTCCAGCAACTACTTCTGCAACTATATATAAAACACAATTTTGTAGTGGAGATAATTCAACCATTCTTTATACACAAGTAACTAATGGTTTTACTCCAGTTTCAACAATTACTCTTTTGGAAATTGCACAATGATTAACATTACAGAAGCAATCTACAAACTTCACCCTAGCGTAGTCCGCACAGTAGGTGATACCGCTTACGATGCAGACGGCAACGAAGTCGCATACGATAAAGCCGCAGTACAGGCTTATGTAGATGCTCATGCTTATATTGCTAAAAGAGCATCAGAATTCCCACCCATCACAGATTGGCTAGACGGAATGGTAAAGGGTGACCAAGTTCAGATTGATAAATACATTGCTGACTGCTTGGCGGTCAAAGCTAAGTATCCGAAGGGAGTAGCATAATGGCATCAATCATCACAGCCACAACTTCATCAGGCTTAACCCAATCTGCCGATAACTCAGGTGTATTACAGTTAGCATCGGGTACTGGTAACTTAGTTACTGTTCCATCGGTAACAGGCACAGCAATGGTTAGCGGTAATATGCCAACTTTTAGGGCAAGACCAGCAACTGCATCGCAAGCCATATCAAACAATACTTATACAAAAGTTACTCTTGGAACTGAAGATTGGGATACTAACAATAATTTTGCATCTTCTACATTTACCCCAACAGTTGCTGGTTATTACCAAGTTAATGGAAGTATTTATTGCGCAAATTCAAGTGGCAATATGACATTTGTAAGATGCAATATATATAAAAACGGAGCTGCTGATGTTTGGGGTGGATTTGTATTGATTAATGTCGCAGGTAACACCAATAGCGATTCTATTGCAACTGCATCAGGAATTGTATCTATGAACGGAACTACGGATTATTTAGAGTTATATGGATATATTGGTGGTTCATCTGTAGGTCCAGCATTTGCTGGTTCAACTAATTACACTCAATTTTCTGCTTGTTTGATAAGGACTGCATAATGACTTTATACGACAAAATCAAACAACTATACCCATCTTTGACTGACAAAGACTTTATGACTGTAATCACACTACAAAACGATTCAGACGGCAAAGGCGATTACATTGCCAAGTGGGAACATCCTTTGCCACGCCCAACAGATGAGGAATTAGCATGACCACAATCATTAACGGCAGTTCGCCATCTTTCTCTGATGGCTCGGCACAAACTACACAAGCCAAGAAATTAGGAGCAAAATAATGCCAGTAATTATTGATGGTACAAATGGAATTACACAGGCTGGAGAGTTTAACTCCGATAGTAGCTTTGGATTCAAGAATCGCATTATCAATGGTGCGATGGTGATTGACCAGCGTAATGCTGGTGCTAGTGTTACTGTAAATGGTAATTCCCCATTTATTACAGATAGATTCCGTTGCGATGATGCTACCGATGGTGCATACACAGCACAGCAAGTTTCTACTGCACCTGATGGCTTTAACAATTCTGTTCAAGTAACTGTTACTTCAGCAGATAGTTCATTGTCTGCATCACAATACGCATTGTTTTATCACTCAATAGAGGGAAATAATGTGGCAGACCTAGGCTGGGGAACTTCTGCTGCTAAGACCATTACATTGTCATTTTGGGTTCGTAGTTCTGTAACTGGAACATTTAGCGGTTCGTTAGAAAACAACGCTAACAATCGTTCTTATGTGTTTACCTACACAATCAACTCTGCAAATACTTGGGAATACGAAACTATTACCATTGTTGGTGATACTAGCGGTACTTGGGAAAAAGGAACTGCTGTAGGTATTCGCATCAACTGGAATCTTGGTGCTGGTTCTAATTTCTTAGGAACTGCTGGAGCATGGGGTAATCGTTTCTTTGGTGCTACTGGTTCTGTGTCTTTAATCGGTACTAACGGTGCTACCTTCTACATTACTGGAGTTCAGCTAGAGGTAGGCTCTACAGCTACTAGCTTTGATTACAGACCTTATGGAACTGAATTATCTTTGTGTCAGAGGTATTATTATGTAATGGTTAGCGGTGCTGGTTCTTATTTTTCAAATGCGTTTTATTACAGTTCAAGCCATTTAATTTCAGCTATTAATTACCCAGTAGCAATGAGAACAGACCCAACTTTGGTTTCAACAACTGGAACTAACTTTTATCAATTTTACAGAAACGGAAGTAACGACACTCTAAATTCTTTAACATTAAGCAGTAATGGTTTAAGAAGTGGGTCTTTACAAAACACAACAGATGTTTCGGGAACTGCTGGTCAAGCTGGTGCTTTATATGCTGATAATGCTAGTTGTTTAATCGCTTTTCAAGCGGAGTTATAAATGTATAAATTAATTAATAACATGAAAAACGAACCTTGTGGTGTTACAACACAAGTAGGCAATGTTTTATATAGCATCCCATTCGACCCAGCCAACACAGACTACGCTAACTTCAAAAAAGAAGTCTTAGCTGGTGCAGAACTTCTCGATGCCGATGGGAATGTGATGACACAGGCTAATGCGTACATTGCGAGCTTGCCATGATAGATTTGATTGACAAGAACGAGGCAGCGTTATCTGCTCACGAAGCTGTCTGTGCTGAACGCTATACAGGTATCAACGCCAGACTAAAACGAATCGAGCAGATCCTAGTCGGGTCGGTGGGATTCATTGTGGCGACCATGATCGCCCTACTCGTAAAACTACAATAATGAATAATGTCAGACCAATTTGGCTTTTTAGAAGGAGCAAAATCTCTTGGTAGCACCCTTGACTCCGCGCGCGGGGTCAGCAAGGAGCTATCTACCAGCATCGCCAACGTACAAAAAGAAGCAACCGACCTAGCCCAGCAACGCGCCCAAGAGCGCATTAGGGCGCAAAAGGTCCACGTCGACCAGACCATTTTAAAGGCATTCGACGAGTTCAAGATCATCGAGGAAGTCAAGCGCCTCGAGCAAAAGATGAAGGCCGAGGTAACACGAAACTACGGCCCCAAGGCGTGGGATGACATACAGGTCATCAAGGCGCGTCTCTTAAAGGAGAAAAAAGAAAATGAAAAGCTGTTTAACAAAGACCTACACGAAATTAAAAGAGTTCAGCTCTACTGCTTTCTCGTGGCTGCGCTCGTTGCCTACTACCTTGTATGGGGTCATAAGGGGTAAAAAATAATGTTCCCGCTAACCGCGCTAGTTGATGTCGGGATGAAGGTCCTAGACAAGTTTATACCAGACCCAGAGGCTAAGGCCAAGGCACAGCAAGAACTTCTTAAGATGCAACAAGAGGGCAGGCTGGCCGAGTTAAACGCCGACATGAACGAGCAAAACAACGTCTCAGAGCGTTGGAAGTCTGACATGTCGTCTGACTCTTGGCTGTCTAAAAATATCCGCCCTATGGCCCTTATAGCGATCCTTGGTGGCTATTTTATATTTGCCATGATGTCCGCCTTCGGGCTCAATGCAAACGAGGGATACGTAACTTTGCTTGGAAATTGGGGCATGCTCGTCTTCGGCGCGTATTTTGGATCACGTAGCCTGGAGAAAATAACCGAGATTCGGAGTAAAAAGAATGAACCTAAGCCCTAACTTTACACTAGAAGAACTAACCGCATCTGAGGTGGCACAGCGCAAGGGGCTAGACAACACCCCAAACGCCACCGAGACGGCTAACCTAGTACGCACCGCCGAACTGCTAGAACAAATCAGATCGCTACTAAACAAGCCGATCCTTGTAAACTCAGCGTTTCGCTCTAAGCCAGTTAACGACTCTGTAGGCAGCAAGGACACTAGCCAGCATAGGCTAGGTTGTGCCGCCGATATCAGAGTCCCCGGAATGACCCCCAAACAGGTCGTACAGGCCTGCATCGATGGAGGAATACCATTTGACCAGATTATTGAAGAGTTTGGCTCCTGGACGCATATCAGCGTGCCAAACACTAAAGACACCGCGCCTCGTAAGCAGGCGCTTATTATTGACAAAACAGGCACAAGAGCCTTTTCTTAGCATAAATTTGCATTAGTATATAGCAAACTAACGAGGAGACTCTATGTTACGACATCACCTGGCGGTGTACGCCTGCGCGATTGCGCTTGTCTGGGGCGCGTGTTTTCACGACCCCCTAGCTAAATGGGCCGTGGCTCACACCCCATTTCAGTGGGTTGCTGACTCAACCGTTGAGCTAATTGAACACTTTGAAGGAAAGCGCTACCGCGCCTACCAGGACTACGGTGGTTACTGGACGACCGGCGTTGGCCACTTAATCAAGCGCAAGGACGCCCATTTGATCCATAGGGAGCTTTCTGAGGCCGAGGTAATGGGTATCCTACACCGAGACCTAGAAAAGTGCTCTACGGCCCTAGAATCGGCTTTAAACAGCATTCCTAAGAGGCACCAGATTGATGCCTTGATGAGCCTGTGCCATAACATTGGCCCGGACAACACTGTTCGCTCGGAAGTCGTCAAGCACTTTAACGACGGCAACGTGCACAAGGCAGGCGACGCGTTCCTTAACTGGAGCACCCCGCCGGTCCTTAAAAAACGTAGACAAATAGAAAGATCGCTGTTCTTAGCCGGGGCGTAAACACCCTTAATTTTGCATTAGTAGATATAGAACCATTAACCTGAAGGAACTAACATGGACGGCTTTAAATCATCACCAAAGATGCAGTGCTTCAAAGATGGGGGTTCTGTGAAATATAAGTCACGTCACTCTGAAAAATCAGAGATGAGCGAAGACATTGCACAAGACAAAAAAGTCGTGAAGAAGGCATTCTCTATGCACGACAAGCAGTCACACGAGGGTGAGAAGACTAACCTCTCCAAACTTAAGAGTGGCGGCCGCATGAAAAAAGAAGGCGGCTGCGTTGGTCGCTATAAAGACGGCGGGACAATTAAAACCAAAGTAGCAAAAACCAAAAAAGCCAAGGCGCCATCAAAGGCCGCGATCAAGCCAGCCATGTCAAACATTGCCGAGCCAGCACCAGCAATGAGCCCAGATATGGGCATGATGCCTCCCCCAATGATGAAGAAGGGTGGCTACGCAAAAAAGTGTGCTGAGGGTGGCTCATTAAAATCTGTTGACACAGAAGAGAACCCTGGCCTGGCCAAACTCCCAACCAACGTCCGTAACAAGATGGGCTACGCTAAAAAAGGCGGTGAAGTAAAAAAGTATGCTGACGGCGGCATGGTAGGACAAGGCGCAATCAGCAACGTTGAAAAAATGCGTTTAGCCAACCGCGCTAAAAACCGAGCCATGCTAAGCCCGATGCAGCAAAAAGAATTAGACGCACAAGAGGCAGCAGCACAAAAAGGTGCTATGGGTGGTGGATTAAGCAGCATGATGGGTCGTATGAAAAAAGGCGGAAAGACTTGCTAATATGCCAATAGAGTCTAAACAGCAACAGAAGGCGATGTACGCCGCCGCGGCTGGTAAGTCAACCCTTGGAATCCCCAAGAAGGTTGGCAAAGAGTTTGTCAAGGCCGGCAAGGCAAAACCAAACCTACCACAAAAAGTAACTAAACGCGCATCCGGCAGAGGACGTTAATCTATGTCATACTCTGGTACAACTAACCAGACCAAGATCAACGTAGATCAGTTGATTTCGTACGCATATCGTGATGCTGGTAAGACGGCAGAAGAGATCACGCCCGAGTATATTGACGCAGGTAAACAGGCATTGTTCTACATTTTACAGAACCTGTCTAACCGTGGCGTTAACCTGTGGCTGTTAGAAAACTATTTAGTTGGGGCTGTAAATGCCCAGCAGCAATTAGTTTTACCCCCTGGCACAATTGATGTGCGCGAGGCTAACTGGGTCTATATTATTAACTCCGAGGCCGCAGAATATTTACCAGTGGCCAACCCCGACTCACCCGCAGCGTTTGATCAAAACCTTGACATCACGGCGACCTCAACAATTGGCTCAAACTTTTTTGGTATCGAGTACCAAGAAGCACTACCAGTATTTTATGTTGGGTTTAACGGCTACGCATCTGGAGGTGGTACAACAACTTACAACTTTGCGTATGAGGTCAGTGAAGACGGTATTACTTGGACAACAGTAGAGCAGCTACCAGAAACCACATTAAAAGATCGTGAGTGGGCCTACTTTAATATTAGCACCACGCCAAACTATTATTTTTATCGTCTACGTGAGACCGTGGCTACTACATTCACCGTACGCCAGATTGTATTCTCAACCAGCCAACAAGTTATTCCCTTAGCACGTTTGAACCGTAATGACTACTGGAATCTACCCAACAAACAATTCCCATCGGTAAGATCACTACAGTACTGGTTTAATCGTGCAATTGATCCTACTATGTACCTATGGCCAGTACCAAACAATGACTTCCAAATGTTTCAGTTAATCATTGAAAAAGAAATGCCAGATGTTGGCTCGTTAACAAACGAGCTTTATCTACCTAACCGCTGGGTTGGATCTATCCAGGCCAGTCTCTCACACAAACTGGCGATGCAGTTACCGCAGATTGATTTAAATCGCGTCCAATATTTAGAAACAATTGCAACTAAGCTAGAATACGACGCGGCACAAGAAGAGCGCGATAAGTCACCAATCTACTTCCAACCTAACTACAGTTACTATACACGATGAGCGGCGCATACGTAATGACCTACAACAATCTGGTGGATGACGTCCAGCGTTACATGGAACGTGATGACGCTGGGTTTGTTGCACAGATTCCTAGTTTGATTGGTTTAGCCGAGGCAGCAATTGCCGCAGAGTTAAAGTCGCTACTACAATTAACCGTAGTAGAAACTACTTTGGCAACTAACCAAGACGTACTGGCTAAACCAGCACGCTGGCGTAAGACGGTGTCAATGAAAGTTAACGGCGCGCCTGTGTTGTTACGCTCACAGGATTACATTGCGCAGTATCAATCAGAGTCTGCTAATGGTCTGCCAAAGTATTACGGAGAATATGACTACAACAACTGGAACTTTGCACCAAAGCCAGACGATGACTACCCTGTAGAAATTATTTACTACAGTCTAATTCAGCCACTTGACGATAGTAATCAAACCAACCTGTTCACGCGCGAGTGCCCACAGGCGATGTTGTTTGGTACCTTACTACAGGCCCAGGGGTATTTAAAAGCCTTGGACAAATTGCCTGTATGGAAGGGATACTACACTGAGTCTTTAGCGGCGTTGAAAAAAGAAGACAACTCACGTCGTATTGATCGAAATACTACGGTCCAGGAACCATAATATATGCCAATCTACACATCACCGTTTACCGGGACAGTCGTACAACCAACCGACGTATCGTACTACGAGCTTACCTTTAGCGCAAACGTACAGCTATACTGGCCCGCGGTTGTAAACCCACAGCAGGTACCTGCCGCGCGTATTATCGATGCTACACCGTCTACATCTGGACTGGTTATCTCGCTGCCAGAGGGTAACCAAGGTACCACCGGCACAGACATTTTAATTCGCAACTTTGGCGCAAATACATTTACCGTTGAAGATTTTACTGGCACAGGATCAGTATCAATCGCCGCGGGTGTATCTAAATACTTTTACCTATCTGATAACACCACCTCTGCGGGTGTCTGGCAAAACGTTACGTTTGGTGCCGGCACATCATCGGCAGACGCCGCCTCATTAGCCGGCGCTGGTTTAGTTGCGCTATCTGGTAAATTAAATACCACACAAAACATTGTGGCGGTATCTTCCACTCCAGCAATTACAGACGCAAGCCGCGCCTCCACATTTGTTTGGACGGGTGGTAACGGCACGTTTACGCTACCAACCGCTGCCAGCTTATCTGGCGGTTGGTATATTGCGTTTAGAAATAATGGCACGGGCGCGATTACAATTACCCCGCAAGGCACTTCAACAATTGATAGTTTAGCAAATATTACCGTTAACCCAGCAGAGTCTGGCTTTATTTTATTCCAACAATCTACCGGTAACTTTTTTACCGTTGGATTGTCTGTACCATCAAACGTAACCTTTACGTCGGCAACGTACGACGTAGACTCTATCGTTGGTAACACATTTAGCTTAGTATCCTACGCGCCAATTATTCAGACATACGTCGCATTAGCTGGAACACGTGCGGTTGACTTAGATGTTACGCTACCTGCAACAACTCAGTTGTATGTGTTGGTAAACAATACGGGACAGGCTGGGTATAATGTCACATTCCAAATATCTGGCAGCTTACAAACACCAATTGCGTTAGCTAACGGCGGCGTTATCTTGGCGTTGAGTGATGGCAACCAGCTATATGTAATTAGCCAGACAACTGTGGGCGTTTACTACGCCGATAATGGATCCGCCGCGGCGCCATCCTTTTCTTTTACAAACGATACCAACACGGGTATGTATTTAGTCGGCACAAATAACTTAGGCTTTTCGGCAAACTCAACACTGATGTTAGACATCGATAATACTAACACGTTAAGCCCACAAATATCTACACCAGCAACATTTAACGCAGGGTTAATCGGTGGCGGGACGTTCTAATGGCTGGAGAAAACAAACTACCAGATCAGTATAATCTGGTCTACACGATTGGCGTACAGCCAGGCATAAAACGAGACGGCACAATATTTGAGTCACGCGAGTTTAGTGACGGAGAATGGTGCCGTTTTCAACGTGGTACGCCTAGAAAAATGGGTGGATACCGTGAGCTGTTTGCCACGTTTACCGGCATCCCTCGCGGTATGATCTCCAACTCGTTTAACGGAGTTAACTATGTGTTCGTTGGTAACCAATATGGCTTAGAAGTATTTACAACAGGCACTACGTTTGGTGTTGGCAGTGGTCCGCTTACTGTAAATATTTTACCTGGCTACTCGCCATTTACATTGGTGTCTAATACGGTTAGCACATTTGTTATAGCGACCGATGTCACCGCCGCATTTCCTGCCAGTATGGAAGTCATTTTTGATGATGACCCCACCACGTCAACCACGGTTATTAGCTCGTCATATACAGCACCAAACACAACGGTGACTGTAACGACATCTAGCATTACGGGATCACCAACAACCGTGGCGTTGTATGATGTAACATTTACGCCCGATCCAACTTTGTTGTGGCAGTTTGACTTACAGTACTCCCCCGCCGGTGGATCACTACAAGTATTGGCACACCCCGGCCGTAATTTGGTAAACATTGACAACGCCATACAGACTCAGGTGCTAACTGGTGGACTGTTACCAGACTCATTGAACGAGTGGAATTTTTATGGACTGGCTGATACGGGTGGTCAAAACCCAACCTACCGCCCAATTGAAGTAGACGGTGGCGTATGTGTATTGTACCCCTACACGTTTGTATATGGATCAGACGGGTTTATTGCAAACAACCACGTCGACACAAACGCAGACTTAACCACATACAATCAGCAAACAATCACCGACTGGAACGGCCCAACGTCTAACCAGGTCAACATGGCCTCGTCTAAGATTGTTAAAGGTATACCAGTTCGCGGTGGTACTAACTCACCATCCGGATTGTTCTGGGCAACTGATAGCTTGATTCGTGTCTCGTTTACTGGCGCGTCTCCACTGTACTGGAGATACGATATTATTTCTAGCCAGATCTCAACTATATCATCCTCGTGCTTTGTTGAGATGGATGGTATTTTTTACTGGATGGGTGTCGACCGCTTCTACCTATACAACGGTGCGGTCTCTGTACTGCCAAATGATAAGAACGTAAACTGGCTATTTGATAACCTCAACTTTGTACAACGCCAAAAGGTATGGGCAACCAAAGTACCTAGGTATAATGAGATCTGGTTTTTTTATCCCCGCGGCGATGCAACGGAATGCACCGACGCAATTGTGTACAATGTTAAAGATAAGATTTGGTATGACGCCGGAAGCGCGCCAGGAGCTCGTAGATCGTGCGGCTATACCACCGAGGTATTCCCAACACCAATCTGGGCCGGCTGGGAGGATATAAATACGTTTAGTATCCCATTTGAAGTAATTGACGAGCCACCCAGTGAGTCGCCACCCAATAATAACCAGGTGTATATTAATGGCGACGTGACGGCTACCTTTGGTGCTGGCGACTATATCTCGCTGACAAACACAGGAAGCCCTGTTGTTTATAAAATCATTACCAGCGTATTTATGTTTACGTCTGCTATAACGGCTACTAACCCAGATGGTGTGACGTTAATTACGGTAGAAGAACCATTTGATCCAATACAAGTAGCCGGCGATTATATCTATTACATCGAGGGCGGATACCCACTTTGGCAGCATGAGTTTGGCACAAACGCCATCACGTTTAACCAGGAGTTTGCCATTACCTCCAGTATTACAACCTGCGACATTAGCTGGGTGGGTGGTATACCATCCCAAGACAGCGCCACAGGCGTTAATCGACGTATGCACCTAAGACGTATCGAACCAGACTTTGTTCAGTCTGGCACGATGGCGATGACCATCTTGGGACGTAAGTTTGCCCGTGGAGAGACAGAGACCTCTGGGCCATTTTACTTTGACCCAGACACCGGCAAGATTGACCTGCGCGTGGAGCACCGTGAGGTTAGGTTAAAGTTTGAGTCCAACGTGCTCGACGGTAATTTTGAGATGGGCCGCCTGCTGATTACGGCAGAATACGGCGATGAGCGTCCGTGAGTATTCAGAGCTTTTTTCCAATCAACCCAGAGTATATGTCCTGGGAGGATTGGAACGGTAACTTCCTACACTACTTTAGTGAAGAGCCGATTATGTATGACATTGAGGATAACTGGAAATTAGTAGCTAAAAACATTGGCCAGTTGACCACGTTTGAAAGCTACCCAGTTCCAGACCCGGAGGCATTTGAGACCTGGCAGGAGTGGGCATCAGCGCTCAGCTTTATTTTAAACGGCCCAAGCACTTGATTTAGGGCGACAAATTCATTATTCTTGCATTAGTATAAGTAGAAGCATTTAACCAAAGGAGATAGTATGCACGGCCAACAAACCATGAAATATCTAAACGACAAGGCAGTTGCTGACGTCATTATGACCAACCACAAAGTTGACACCAACGCTATCAGCCCAGCCTTCCAAAAGGCTGTAGAAGAGGCACTAGCAGCTAAAGCCAAAGCAGCAGCTAACTAATTTTTGCCGTGACGTCTTTTGTAGACTCCAAAAAAAAGGAGCTATCGCAAGAAGAGATTATTAAAATTGCTGTCAAAGAAACTGGCAGCAAGCACACTGTCGAGCAGGTCAAGGCCAGTCTAAGCGCAGAGGCGTATGAGTTGGGTGCTGTAATGATTAGACAGGGTAACACCATATTTGTGGTACACCAAGACAAGTCTAACCCGACTGCTGCATTATTTAGAGCATTAAACGCCGACACCATCCCCAATTATATAAATAACTGTTTTGAATTTGTAAAAGCTGTTGGGATGACTGGTTTTCAATATCTAGTTGTTGAGTTTGACGATAAATCTTTATTAGCAATTTTTGAACGCGTCTATCGTAAAAAACCATTTGAAAAAATGGGATATGCTGTTCAGCAATCATCAAAAACCGGTCGCTACCGAGTTACTATTAATTTAGGACAAACCCCAAAAACAAAACAGTCCGAGTTGCATAAGCAACAGCTTGCCCAGGGGGCTGCTAAACCATGAGCGCGGCAGTAGACTTCGTTAGTGATGTTGGTGAATTTGTTGGCGACGCATTTAAAGTTGTTGGTGATATTACCATGGACGCCGTGCAAGCGGTTGGTGCAGGAATTGAAAGTGTAGGTCAAGCTGTGGGTGGTGTTATTGAAGGTGCTCTTAATGACCCCATAGGTACAATTGCAAAAGTAGCGGCTATAGCAACACAACAGTATTGGATGCTGCCGTTAATATCTGCTGCAACAGTAGTGGCAAACGGCGGTGATTTAGGGCAAGCCGCATTGGCCGCTGGTATATCATACGCTGGCATGTATATTGCGTCTGGTGTATCGGACTATTTAGTTTCGGGCGCAGAATCGTCATTGACGGGTGTTGAAAACCTTTCTGATGGATCGTCGCTATTTTCGTACAGTGATGGCAGCACCATGCTTCAAACCGCGGATGGTTTGACTAATTTTACCGCACCGACAACAATTACTGGATCGTTAAATACCGCAATATCAAACGCTGCAGGAAACGCGGCGACCACGGCCTTACGTGGTGGTGATCTTAGTGAAATATTAACCTCTGGTTTAACTGGAGGCGCGGGCACTTATGTTAATTTAGAATCAACACAAGGTTTAAAAGATTTAGGACTGGCTGCACCAATTGCAAACGTGCTTGGTACTACGTCTGGCGCTGTAACCCGAGGTGCGTTGTCCGGCCAAGATGCTGGTGAAGTATTTAACACAGCACTTATTAACAATATTATTAGTACCAGTTTGTCTCAAGCTGGTAACGAAATTAAAAAGACAGATGTCTTTAAAGGGCTACAAAAATCTGTAAACGAAACAGTTAACGAGTTTAAAGATTCGTTTAATAGCTCTAAACAAAAGTTCTTAGATGAGTTAAATAAAAATGATGATCTGACTGCAAAAAGCCAAGAACAGATCGCTGGTTTAATAGAACAAAGCAACACATTAAAATCTGAGGCGGACAGCTACAGAGACGGCACACTAACGCCGGCACAAGAAATAGCGCAAAAAGCGTATGAAAAAGCATCTACCTCATATGATGAGTACAAAACAAAGTCTGCTGAGTTTAGTAATTTAGTATCGCAGTATGATGAGGCAAAAGCTGCGGGGAATACCGAGTTAGCAAATAGTCTGGCCGATCAAGCAAACGCATTGATTCCGGCGCTAAACTCCGTAACAGATAAATATAATGCAGATTATAGTGTATACGATTCTGCAAAAACTGATTTTGAAACAAAAAATCAAACGTATGTAGGTTACATAGATAAATCTAAAGAGTTAGACTCACAGTACTCTAATATTAATAAACAGTTACAAGACCAGAATGAAATAACAAAACAAGCTAGTAACGAGTTTAACACTGTCTATAATCAGATCCAAGAAAACGCAAATAATGTAGCAAAACAAGTAGACAGTGCATACGAGACTGCATCAAAGTATGGCTCAATTGCTAAAGACACATTTAAGGATGTTTATTTAGGGACTGGCGATTTAAACAAAGCGATAAATCTTTCACAGCAGGTAAACTCACTGCCAGAAGATAACCAGCGTATGTATGAGTTTGCTACTAGCTTTGGTTTGCGTCCAGAAGACGCGCTTGAGTTTGCGCCGGATGTGTCTAAAATGTCAGTTGTTGCACAGCAGACATTCTACGATTCTCTGGCAGAAAACCCAGACACAGCAAATGCTTTTAACACAGCACAACAAATTAACAGCCTTGACAAAGCACAACAAGACTCATTCTTTAATGCTAAGATCCAAGGTTTAGATACGGCTCAGGCTCTTGATATATCCAGTAACATTAGCGGCTTATCTAAGGAACAGCAAAATACATATATTGACACGGTTAAGTCTGGCCTTGGGTCACCACTGGCATCTATATTTGCCGCGGCACAGGGATTAACTGGCCAGGGCACACAACTTGGTAGTTCAATTGATCAAGATTTAGCCTCACTAAAAACACCAGAAGCTAAAGCAGCATATCAGTATTATTTAAATGCTCAGTTTGATCCTAAAGAAGCGCTGTCCATGGCACAAGGTGCAGAGCAATCTATTTTGGCGCAGGGCACTGGTTCGCAATACGCTTCACTTTCAGGCGACATTAAATACGGCGAGAGTGGTGGAGTTGGTGATGTGCAGTTACCAAAAGTTAATGTACGACCAGCCGCTGATTTATTAGTTCAAGGCACTGGAACAACTGGCGGAATAACACCCGAAGAACTTGAGGCATATCGCAAAGAGGGTATACCCGAAGAAGACATTCAAAAATTAGTTAGCCAATATGGTACGGCCCCATCTGCTACATCAACAGATCAGCCAGATTATTATCAGAGTCTAATTGACAGAATATTTACATCACCCACAACTAAAGCAAAGACTCTAGCCAAAGCTGCTCCAAGTACGGGTGGGCAAGAACCAACACCTGGCGGACAAACGCCAACGCAACCAAGCGTGTTGCCAGAGGGGTACAGCTACACAGCACCACCCGCGGGCATATACACCACGGTGCAACCAAAAGATGGCTACCGTTACGCGTATGGCCCCAGCGGTGACCGAATTGAAGTGCCCGGCACTGGCGGCGGTGGAGGCACACAACCCGGCACTGGTGTCGGCGGTGGTACAGAGCCAGGGGCTGGCGGCGGCGGTGGCACACAACCTGGCACCGGGGCTGGCGGTGGCACCGGAGGAACTGGTACAGGTGGAACAGGTAACATTGGATTTGGTATCGGCGGTATTGGTGGCGGTGGATTTGCTATACCGGGCGGGTTTGGTTTATTGTCACAAGACGCTACAGGCGGAATTAAAAATTTAACACCAGGATTAACAGAGAGAATGGACTATAATTTAGCTGGTTTGTCGTCTGATAAAGACAATGTAAACCCAATGTACAACGCACCACAAATTATTTCACAGATGGCTGCTGGTGGGTCTACGTACGATCCGTTTTCTACTAAAGATACATCTGGAGGCAGTGGAATTGGTAGCGGTATCAGTGCGGCCCTAACACCTGGATTAACCAAGGCACAGATTAATTATATCTTAACTGGTATGCCCGACTATCTACAAGGTAGAGCAGAGGGTGGTCATATTGAGAACCACAACCCAGAGTTTTATTCAGAGGGTGGTCTAAGCTCGATGGAAAACCGTTATGTAAAAGGTAACGGCGACGGCACTAGCGATGAAGTCCCAGCAATGTTGGCAAATGGTGAATTTGTTATTCCAGCTGACGTAGTCTCCTCATTAGGTAACGGTAGTAACGATTCAGGCGCTAGCGTACTAGACGAATTTTTAAAGGTAATAAGAGACCACAAACGTAAGGCAGATAGTAAAAATCTACCGCCTGACAGCAAGGGACCCTTAGCATATTTAGTAGACGCACAACGTAAAGCAAAGGCATAATATGGCTGGACTAAATGACATCATAACAAATAAGGCAATGCAGCAGACCACGCTGCCGTCTTGGTTTGATACAGCACAACAGAACGTAGTCAACCAGGCGACAAGTGCGTTTGGCGCGGCGCCAACGCCGCAGAATACCGTTGCACAAAACGCTGTTAGCCAGTTATCACAGCCTAATAACGCATTTCAACAAGCCGCTGGTACAGCACAAAGTATTGCCTCCGGCGCTGCCAACCCGTTCATTGTCAACCAAGCAACGGGGCAGGTATCCCCAAATGTAAACACCGCACTCGGTGGTTTATTTCAAGCACAAAATCAACAGCTTAATCAGCTCATGCCAAACGTCACCGCGCCCGTCACTGGAGCCGCAATTGGCTCAGGTCAGTTTGGTAGTCTTCGTGGCCAGACAGCGGCTAACAAGGCAATGGCTGACGCACAGGCCCAGTTAGCTGCACAACAAATGCAGGCTGCATTACAAAATCAATCAACCGGTGTAAACGCCGCCTCAACTGTTGGTAACTTAGCACAGCAAGACATTAAAAATTTACTAGAAGTTGGCCAGTACCAACAAGCCTCACCATTTATGAACGTTGCTAACATGGGTAAAGTTTTGGGTGGCATTCAGGCACCAACCACTGTTATGAACCAGACCCAACTATCGCCACTCAACCAGATTGGTGGTTTGATTTCATTACTCAGCGGGCCAACTGGTTCTGGTGGTGGGGTGTTAGGACAACTTGGTGTTAAGGGTGGCCTAGGAGATTTACTTAAAGGAATCAGTGGGATATTTACTGGTGGTGGCGGCGGTACCGGAGGTGACGCAGAAGCACAAGAGGGTGGATTTTACGGAGGGCAAGCTCCATCTAATCCTTTTGCCAATATGACCGATGATCAAATACAAAACATCATTGATTCTAATGCAGGTAATCCATATCCTTCATATAACGTAAACGAGTAAACTATGTCAGGCTTAGACTACATTAAAGGTTACGAAGAGGGTGGTAGCACAGAACCACCTGTTGAGACACCAATTACCGCGGTTGGTAAAGCCGTACAGTCAAAAGGTAAATACGCACTTCCTACGCCAACCGGCGCCGCTGGTGTTGATCAAAGCATACTAGAGCGTATGCAAAAGTTAATTGACGAGCGTGAGGCACAAAAGGGTGGCTTCATGGAGTCTATGCGAGACGCGCAGGCTTGGTGGTCCGGTGGTGAAAAGGGTCCATTTCAAGCGCTTTCTCAACGCGCCAAAGAGCGTGAAGAGCAAGAGGCTACCACGTTTGGTATGCGTCGTGATCTAGCACAATACAAGGTAGGTCAAGAGCAAGCACGTAATTTAGACAAGCAATTATTTGGTGCTCCAGCACCTGCCGCCGCTGCCCAACCTGGCGCAGCCGGTGTAACACAACCCGGTGCGGCACAACCTGGTGGTGTTGTAGCCCCTGCACAAACCGGTGGACTATTAGGACTTATTAGAGACCCGGGCCTGCGTCAATCTATCGCGGTACAGGCACAATCTGGTGATCGCCAAGGTGCCATGAAGTCAATTCAAAGTTATTTAGCTAAAAACGCCGAAGATCCGGTAATGGTTAAAGAATTACGGTTTATGATTGACAACAATTTAATTGATCCTAAATTAGTTCCTCCGGCAGTACTAACTAAATTTGTTGGGTCTGGTGCGTTTGTGCCAAACGACGTCCGTGGCCCCGGCGGCACAATGCAGACAACTCCCCTTAGCTCAGCACAAGCTGTGTCACCATCAACTCCATTACCTGGCGTTCGTACCACGCCAGCTGCCGCTGCTCCTGCCGCTGCTCCTGCCGCTGCTCCTGCCGCTGCTCCTGCCGCTGCTCCTGCCGCTGCTCCTGCCGCTGCTCCTGCCGCTGCGGCACCAAGCCCAGCAACCGGACCGCAGCCAATCGCTCAAGTACAACCCCTACCAAAAGTGGGAGCTCCTGCCGCAGCTAAACCAGCCGCTCCAGTGGGTGCCGGTGGATTTGCTCCTGGTAGTAAAGAAGAGCTTGATATTCGTAAAGAAGGCATCGCCACTGAATTGCAAGAGACTGGTAAAGATATTGCTAAAGACCGTGCCGCTACGGTTGAGGCTGGGTCAAACGCCGGTGAGCGTCTGGCTTCTGTACAATACCTTAACAACTTAGTGACAACTAATCCAAAAGCGTTTGGTGTCTTACAAAAACCAGGGGTGATTAGTGCCGTGCTTGGTGCCGCTGAAGACGGTGCCAATATTGGTAACCTTGGAGCCGTGGGTATCGCAGGCATGAGCACTGCCGTACGTAAGGCAATGCCCGGCGCTACGCAGGCTGATATTGACGCCGCACAAAAAGCGACTCGTGAGTTTTCCTTAATGCAACTTCAAGCCGCCAAAATTTACCTTAAAGGTCAAGGCGCCGTATCTGACGCAGAGCGTCAGTTAATCCGTGAACTAGCCGGTAGCGTTAAAAACTCTCCAGAGGCTGTCCGTGACTTCTTAAAATGGAGCGAGATTCGTGCTAACTTTGATAAACAAAACGGCGCCGCCTATAAAGAATTTAATAGGCGTACTCCTAACGTATCGTTTGAGCGCTACAAAGAGACACCAGAATACGAGAGACTTAAGTCTGAGTATGAGGCAAACCTAAAGAATTTTGTGGCATCAAGCACAGGCACAAAAGCAGCACCTACATCAGACATAAATTCAATATTAAATAAATACCCCAAAAAGGTTAAGTAATGAATCCAAAATTACAAGAAGCCTATGACGCATTAAAACAAGCGGACGCCGCGGGTAATGCAGAAGACGCCCAACAGATCGCGGACTACATCCGTGAGCTGCAGAACCAAGAAATGCTTGGCTCTGGTGACGAGAGCATGATGCGCAATCCAGTAGCCGCCGGTGCTGTTGGCGCTATTGCTGGCCCTGTTGCTGGTAAGGTATTAGAAACTGCCTACGGTCCTAAGGGCGTCCCAACTGGTGCACCAACTACCGCACCTGGAGCTGGATCGCCTGGACAAAAATGGGCAGCAAAAACTGGATATGGTGCTGGCACTGGGGCAACGGTTGAAAACGTTGTTGAAGAATTTAAAAAACGTGAGGGCCCGTTAGGTAAGGGTAAAGTAACCAGTAAAATTACTGGTGGTCCTTTAGGTGGTTCTGCAGCGATGGAGCAGATTGCTGCCAAAGAAGCAGACGCCGCTCGCTTTGCACAGATGCGTGCCGCTAACCAAATGGCAGCTCAAAAAGCCTCGTCCGTACCTGGTCGTATTGCACAAGCCACGGCAGGTAAAATGCCACTATTACTAAAATCCGCTGCTGGCGCTGGCGCTGGTATACAGGGCGCCGATGCCTACAATCGATTTGACGAGGGAGACTTCTTAGGTGGTCTAATTGGTGGCATTGGCGCGGCAGGATCTGCCGCGTCGTTAATCCCACACCCTGTCACACGCATTGGTGGCACCGCTGTTGGTATGGGCGCGGGTGCATTAAACGCATACATTGATTATCTTAAATCTAAGTCGCAGCCACAGCAGCCAGCGGCTCAGCCACAACCACAGCCTCAGGGTATGGCTACAGGGGGGCTAGTTGGCTATGCAAAAGGCAAAGCAGTAAAAAAGTTATCTGAGGTTTTGATACCTCGTGAAGGACAAACACTACTCGGCACAATGGCTGATCGCACCAAGGCGACAGAAGGGTTCTCCGGGGGTCCTGGATTTATTAATTTACATCCAGAGTACACTTGGGCGATGGATTCACCCGGTGCGGCTAATAGACTATTGAATGCTGTTAACCAAGCTGGTGGTCCAAATCGTTCTGTGGTTTCTCCCATGTTAATGAGCACTACGGCACATCGCTCTAATCGTCCAGTGTTTGAAAAAATGTATTCTGAACTGTTAGAAGACATTCGTTCTGGCAAAGTAACGCCGCAACAAATAGAAGCATTAAACGCAAAGATGGCCGGTAAGAAAGAACTATCTGGCGCACCTGATATTACTAGCAAAGAGTTTTTAGAGTTTGCAAATGCGTTTAAGCGTCGTGGTGCGGTCGCTGACGTCATGAGTCAAAAGCGAATTGGAGCACTTGATTTACAAAGACACTTAGATGAAACAATTGATCCAGCATTACGTGAGGCTGAGTTAGGGGCCATTGGTCCTCAATTATTTACTGCAGAATCACAAATACTAAAACCAGATGTTCACCCCGGTTACAAGAATTTAATCCTTGGACAAAAAGGCGAAGATCAATTTACACCGGTTCCTCGTGAATTTTTATTTCGCGACATAGAAGCCAAAGCCATGAAAGAACTTGGTCGTCCTTTATCAGATTACAATTATCGTCAATCAGTTGGCATACCAACACAGGTTATTGATGAAAAATTATTACGTTCATTACAAACGTTAGGCTATAAAAAAGGCGGCTCAACAACACCAGCATGGCAACGTTCTGCGGGCAAGAGCCCATCGGGTGGCTTGAACGCACTAGGACGTGCGTCGTACAAGCGCGAGACTGGCGGCGAGCTAAAGGCACCACAGCCAGAGGGTGGCTCACGTAAGAAGTCATTCTGTGCTAGGATGGGGGGTATGAAGAAAAAGTTAACCTCTAGCGAGACAGCAAACGATCCAGACTCACGCATCAACAAAGCACTTCGTAAGTGGAAGTGCTAAATGCCAAAGCTAACACCTGCACAAATGAAGGCGGCTGTTGAGGAGTTTAAGAAAAAGTTTACTCCTGGTTTTTATCACGGCAGCCCGTCGCCAAATATCAAATCGTTTGACCCAACCAAGTCAAGTAAACCCGAGGAGTACATAACTCCTGGCGTGACATTTCTGACAAAAAAACCCAGCTTTGCCCACGACTACATGCCGACAAGAGGTACGGCATCTCAGATGTTTGGTCAACCAGACCAGTACGCTACTGGGGCAACGATGTACCCAGTAAGCGCAAACCTTGGCAAACAGTTTGATTTTGATACGCCCGAAGGTCGAGCAGTTGCAAAGTCGTTTCTTAAAGAGCGCTTGATACCGCAAGAGGGTGAAAAGAAAGCCGCTAACTGGTTAGCAGGCATGCAAGATGAATTAAACACATGGAAGTCACTGGAGCACCCAGACTTTTTAGAACACCTAAAGAACCAAGGATACAATAGCTTTGCGGTCAAAGAGGCAGGCATTAACAACGTTGGTATGTTTGAATCAAAAAACATCCGGGGTAAGTTTGCTAAATACAACCCCGAAGAAGCTGAGTCACCAGATTTTATGAAGGCCGAAGGTGGTCCCGTTGGCTACGCGCCTGGTGGTAAGGTTGGTGCCTTGGCTCAGCTTGGTAAAGCACTAGCCAGAAACCCACACGGCCAAGATCCCAAAGTAGCTCAGGCACTAGAAGAGTACCTCAAGGGCAACATCAGCCAAGAAGAACGCATTCGTATTATGAATCAATATCTGCCTATGCGTAAATGGTCTGAACTGCCACCTAACTACACTGACGAGCAGATTAGAAACGCCTTAATGGCAAATAAACAATCCAAAGCATTGGCGTCTGTACCGGCTGGTGCTAAAGTAGGTAACCGTTTAGATATACCAGCATATACCCAACAGGGTGTATATGTTGACACCACGCACGACGTTGCTGGTAAACCAATTAGCTACGGCAGGACTGGTCATCTTAAAGACGTTGAGTTTAGTTCTAAGCCCAACCAGGCGGTCCGTGTAGGCCTCGGAACTAAAGAGCAGGCCCTGACCCCTATGGGAGCTGAGATCGGCTCTGCAAAGTCTCCCTTTGCGCTTATCAAGGGCACTAACGTTGGGACATCGGATGATGAAGTTCGCCGCATGATGGCGGAGATGTTAAAAGATCCTCGCTATACACAGATCGGTATGGACCCACGCCGGCACTCTCAGTTCTACGACAAGAGCACTGGGTTACCGGTGTTTAAAGCAGAAGAAAAACTACAAAGTGGTCCGTTGATTTTAGCACCACGTAAAGATCTAGAGATAACAGACTGGAACGACCCACGCCTAGAGCTTACAGATTTTCCTGGTAAGAAATATGCTGGCGGTGGTAAAGTAAACGCAGCGGTTGAACTGGCAAAAAAGATTGCGCCTAAGTTTAGCCTAGACGCAATTAAAAAAATGCCGGTATCGTCGGCACAAAAACAAGTTCCCGTAGCAAGGGCGTTTCAAATGCTGTCATCGGAAAATGTTGATCCAAAGGTAAAGCAACAAATTTTTAAGCAGTACCTGCAGATGAATCCAGATCTTGTTAGAAAGTCAGGAGCTACTAACTATGACGAGCTAACCCAGGCAGCCTATCAACAGATGGCTAAGGAGACAGCCGGTCAGTTCCAAGCGCTCCAGGGGTCTGGTGTTAAGTTATCGTTTGACCCAACCGGTGAGAAGGCATACAAGAGCTCCAAAGAGATGCTCGAGGATGCACTGCAAAATAAACAGCTAACAGTATTCCAGGGTGGTGAACCACACCCAGCGCTAGGTAAAGAAGCAAACGAACAGTTCAGGGCCGTGCACGATTACTTTGGTCATGGCACCACTGGCGCATCGTTTGGTCCTAAGGGTGAAGAGCTAGCCTACGGCGCGCACTCACAGATGTACTCGCCACTGGCACGCCTAGCGGCTGCGACTGAGACGCGAGGCCAAAACTCTTTAGTTAGCTATTCTGGTATGAACGAAGAGTTGATCAATGCAATGAACCAATTAAAAGCCCAGCGTGAGCAGTTAATGAAATCTGGTGGTGACCCATCTACTATTAATGATGAGCTTGTTAAACTAGGTCAACAGTTTAAGTACGCACCACAGAAGCCATTGATTCTGCCACCAGAGCAGATTGATATTAACTACCAAGGATTTGCGGCTGGTGGCGCCGCTAAGAAAGTACTTGAGCACGCTAGGTCACTGCCGTTTGTACACTTCTCTAAAGCCCCAGGTATTAACCAACTTGACCCTGCCATGTACGGCACCGGCATCAAGGGCGCGGAGGCATCTCGCCTGGCAGACGCGCCAGACATCAAGCCACGCTCCTACTTCTACGTAGACAAGCCTGGTGTTCGTCCAGAGCAAGGACTAGGCCCTCACAAATACCAAGGCACTGCAGAAGGTATCTACCCGCTGCACGAAGATCCGCTGGGGCTGTCTGCAATCGCCAAACAAAAAAGCCTTGACCCACATCTAATGAGCCAAGGCATACAACAAGTTAACGAGGCTCAACACCTCAACGAATTAGAACGTTTGATTAAGCGAGCCGGGTATCGTGGCTACGCTAATGATGACGTTGGCTTGCTGTTTGAAAAAACACCGGTTAAGAAGGCCGATTAAAGTTTTGCAAGTATTTTAAATATTGGTTTCATTGTTTCGGAATTTAATCGTTTCATATGATACCCCATATTAGTAAATTGATATTAGAGGCGCTATTTGTGAATATGGCACAAAAGGGCTGGCCGGCCTTTTCGCACTCCTCTAATTATACTAATGCAAATAATGTTGAAAAAACGCCCTATTTTCGGTATCTTTTTGAAATCCAACCCTCTCCTGCTAGTGGCATATCAAGAGCCCACTTTGGAGGTTGTGTAATTATTTTTAGCACATCTTCCAAAGTTTGTTCTGCATTTTGCTCATCAGCTATTAGGAGAAATTCATCGTGGATCAAGTTACACACTTCGTAACCGGCTTTATCAAGATTAACAAGTCCCTCGGCAAGAAAGTCCCGCGCCGTGCCTTGAACGGCGGACTGGAAGATACTACTGCCAATCAAAACATTTCTAGTCCACTGCCGGCTGTAAGTGTTCTGGCTGTGGACGGTGACACCGAGTTTCTCGGATCCCCAAGGCGTTGGCACCAACTCGAGCTGTGGCCTCTGCCAACATATCAGCCTACCACTCGGTAGGCGCATCCATAGCGCATTCTTTGCGCACTTCAATATAATCTTACTGCCTGCCGCAAACGGCGACCCCAGGTTCTCTACGGCCTGGATCGCCGCGCTCTCGCACGCGCCCCATAGTTCCCTCACTAGAACATATGAGGCTCGGTAATTATCTACTGCATTTTTTGCTTGCGGTTCTGTGAGCTTGACTCCAAGCCCTTCCGCATACTTGACAAGCCCTTTTGCACCTTGTCCAAATAAGCATCCAAGTACAGCGGACTTAGCAATTTGTCTTTGATCTTTTGTAACCTCTTCGTAAGGCACCCGGTAGAGCGACTGCGAGGCGAACATTTTGTATTCATCTAATCCCTTCCTAAACATTTCTACTTTATCATTTTGGTTTGCAAGCCAGACACCTACTCGGTTCTCAATAGACGAGAAATCAACGTCCACAAAGGTTTTTCCATCCGGCGCCTTGATTCCACTTCGAACAAGAGAGGATAGCTCTCCCATGCTACCAGTCGCCTGATCAAAAACTCGAGGTATACATCTCTCAATTTCTTCATCGGATAGAGTAGGCCTAGCGATGTTCTGTAGGTTAAGTCCACCACGAGAAGCCCAACGCCCAGTGCTAGCCCCATGATAGACAAGCGTATTTCTGATCCTGCCATTTCTCTGTACCTCCAACATTTTAGCGTACTTAGCCACGCTAGTCTGGCTACCATCTTGTCTTAGCTCCAGCGCTTTTTTTACGCGCGTATGAATGCTGCACTGCAGCATTTTTGAGACGGTCTCGGCGGTCAAATCCTCCAACCCGGCGCCCCGGGCGTTGAGCCAATCTAAGAGCTTTTGACGCTCGCTTGGCTTACAGCCAGTTAGCTCAAGACATTCCCGGTCTATGGTGTCCTGGGCCTTATCCACAGCCAAGACGGCATTCTGGAGCTCTCTAGGGTCCACAGGAACGCCTCTCGTATTGATCCGCTGGGTGAGGGTCCAGACTGCCTGTTCGACGTCTTCTAGGGGCCTTAAAACGCTTCCTATGGCCATCTCCGTGCGTACGTCTTGGGCACAGTAATCAAAGAGCTGCTTTAACAGCTCGGGGTCGTCATTAAAGCCACCCTTGCTATTGGGTTTACAGAGCTTCTGGATTAGCTTCTTTCCAGTTGCGTCTTTTTTGTAGTTGGCATCAAGAAAGTCGCCAGCGTCCTCTAAGCCTTGTGGTATATTGTTCGAGGCCGCGACCGCCATAGTGTCAATGCACTGCTCTAGCTTTAGCTCCGGCCAACCGTACTTAGGCACGCAGACACAGTTCCAGATGGCGTACTCGAACATGGCGTTCCATGCCTGTATTTTGCCGCCCTTGCTGACGTGTTGCATCAAAGGCCACAGCTGGTTGGTGCTAGGGTTTTGCGGGGGTAAGACGTTAACAGTCTCTGGGTTGTTACCAAACGCAATACACAACACTTCTGTTGTGGGGTCGTTGGCGTAGTTGTCAAGGCCTACGTCTGGCAGGTTGGCCTTACTGCGTGTCTCAAAGTCAATCGAATATATCATAGTGCTCCTTAGGCTGTCCGACGTATCGGCAATTATACTAATGCAAAAAAGAGGGGAGCCGAAGCTCCCCAAATCACCACCATGTGAAAATATTAGATCTCGCAAGACCCTGCCGAACAGGCTAGCTGTTGCGCGCCTTCGACGTTGTCTGTGACTTCTTTGAACTCGTTCCAGTTGATCGTTGGGACCTTGGCTTTGAGCTCGTTGTACTCTTCTTCGGTGCACTCTTCGTACGGGGCTTGGCGGTAGGTGCCGCCGTCGTACGGGAGGTACGAGACCCCTGAGATTTCGCTGAAGTTGTCCCAGGTCCACGCGCCGACTGTTGGCCAGTCTTTTTCTTCGACGGAGATCGTGACGCTAGGTTTATGCTCGCACCAGTGCTGTTGATATGTGAGCCAAAGGGCCAAGTGGCTGATTGGTGTGACGTCGGCTCTGGTGATTCCTGCTGGGGCTTTGATCGGAAAACTGAACACAGTCGTCTGAGTAGGTTTGTAAACATCGTCTTCACTTGGCACTCCTTGGCTAATTAAGAACTGAGTAAGAGGATCTTTCTTATCTCCCCTAACTCTGCGTGTATAGAACCTACTATGTCTTGGGTGTATTCCAGATGCGCTATCAACAAGCTGGCTGACGGTTCCGGATGGTTTAACGCAAGTGATCGCAGCACTCTTAGGTATTCCGAGCAGAGTTGCGTATTCCTCATTGGCTCTTCGAGCCTCCTCTCGAAGTCGTGATAGTAACCCATTTAATTTATCTCCTTGTGTTGTTAGTAGAGGGTTGTCGTAAATGCCTGTAAGCGACACTCCCAGCAATCTCTCTTCCTCGGTGTTACGCTGCCACACTTTGCGCAGATACGGAAACTTTGTAAAAGTGGCCTGGATTGTGCCAAGAATCGAAGCGATTCGTACTTTTCTAAGAAGCGTTTCCTCAGTGTCGTCATGTCTTACCACTGCCTCCGTAAGGTTACAAAATTGGTAGGGCCGAAGAATAATTTCTGAGCAGGGGTTAGTTCCGAACTCAAAGTTAGGATCACGGTGTCCATACTTAGCAACGGTATTTTTGGCAGCTTCACGGTTAAATATGCCACGCTCTCCGCTGTGTGAATTGTATAGAGATAGCCACTCTTCCATAAACTTTCCAACGGTAGGAGTCTCACTATACACCGCGCTATTATTGGCGAGCGCACGGTGAGGTGCAGTCTCCCACCAGGGTCCAGCTTTAGCATGACGGATCCTTTCATCGTCAAGGTCAGACAACGAGATCATTGCCGAGCGACGCACGCCACCCACGACAACCACCTCACCAATTTTACACATCAGGTCGTGGCACTCAAGTGAGTGCAGACGACGACCGGCCGCGTGTTTAAATGTAGCTACAGTAAACTTAAACAAGTCAACTAATGGTTCCGGCCCTGAAGCTCTTCCACCAAATGTTTTGAGTCTTGCTCCGGCAGGTCTAATGGCACTGACGTCCCACTTAGGGATCTCGCCTGCGTAGAGATTTGCAATAAGCAGGCGGAGTGATTTTGCCCATCCTTCTTTGGAGTCGTGGACGACGATGGTGTGCTCGGAATCAAATAGTTTTTCAGGCACTTCTGGCAGATTGGATATGTATTTAGCCTCCACCGAAAACCCGACTCCTGTACCGCAGAGCAATATGAACATTGCCTCATCAAACGATTTGGGGTCATCCACTGGGAGATACGAGCAATTATAGACACAGGTGTTATCACGATCGGCACTCTTTCCTGCCGTCATCATGGCGCGCATGGACGGCATTAAATCTAGGTTATGGATAGCATCAAAAATTTCATTTCGTAATTCTGTTTTATCTTTTATCGCCGGTGTTCTAGTAAAAATATAGTCTACGTAGCGATCTACTGTCTCGGCCCAGGTCTCTCGGCGTTGCTTGTCATCTTGAAATCGGGCGTATCTACTGGCGGCAATGTATTCTTGGTACTGATCCATTTATTATTCTCTATGTTATATGGGTTGATAAAAAAGGGAGGCCGTAGTTTCTACGGACACTCCCTTGCACTACTGTACTACTTAAACTGCGAAGTCGGCTGCTGCTGTTGTGCTGCCACCTAACTTCTCGCCGTCCTCTAACTTCTGGACGTTGTTCAAGCCACATGCGATGCCCTTAGAACCTTGTGCATTGTATGGGTAGAACGTGATTGATGCGCGACCATAACATCCACTATAAAACTCACTGCTATCAATGATCGGGTTAAGATCTTGATCTACAACACCCGGCTTTTGTGCCGAGTTTGCATTGATGAAGTAGCTGTTTGCGTACGCTGGGTCATCCTTCTCTGCATCACCATCACGCAGGCCACCCTTTAAGTTCTTAGGGATAGCGCCACCGAAATACGCAGACGCCGAGGTCTTGGTGTCTTCAAATGCTTTTGTGAGGCGTGCGATGGTGTCTTTGTCAGACTTGGGGATGATGATTGATACAGAGTACTTGGGTGTGCCCCCTTCAATTGAAGAGGCGGGTTGAAATACGTGCGCATATGAAAAACGCACTTTACCGGTTACAACTTTTACTTTAGTAGTGGCTTGAGCCATTTTGATTCCTTTATAACTGTAGAACTGGACTTCAATAGGGGCCAGTTCGTCTACCCTTTACTACATTTACTAATGCAAAATTATTGGCTTAAATTTTTCACCATACGAAAATCCCAATATTCCAGGCGTCTTTTATAATAATCTGAAAGTGTCTGCTCTTGGGTCTGTTGCATTTTTGACAGCTCTTCTTGTGATAACTTCTCTTCATGCGTCGTAGAATATTCCATGTCTCTCCATCGCTTTCTTCATTGCCATTGCTTGAATAAAGTCAGATAAATACTCTGGCTCATGTAATATCTCAGGGTCTTGTGCTATTACATCAAAAATATTACCGATTGAGTCGCGGAGCATTCTGATCTCTTCGCGTTTTCCACTGCCGGCTAACGTATCAAAGTCTTTAATAAACTTATTAATCATTAGCTCCGGAATATCAAACTCCGCACCATAAAATTTTACTTTCATGCTATTTTGCGACGAGTATGAGCCCCACGTTTCCAATTGCGTAACCAATAAACATGATGCCAGTACCTACGCCGCCCTTCATAAATTGATCAATTGCCACGATAAAATACACGAGGCCCATCGCCGCTATTAACCAGGTACTCATTTAAAGTCTTCTGTCGCGGTCTCCTGGACGCGGACCAGTTTTGGTGAGCCCTCTGGTCGCTGGACTAGCTCACCTAGCCAGGCCACAACCTGGCCCTTTGGTCTTAGCTTTTCAAGTGTCGCGATTGACTTGAGCTTTGGTGACTCCCAGATTTGCTCCTCGGGCACGCCTTTATCTTTTAATACCTCGGCCGCTAGCATCTGATCAGTAATCTTGCGGTGTGTTACCGTGGTCGATAACTTAAATCCATTTGGTAGCTTGTTCTCGTTGACTGCCTTCTCAAGTGCGTACTCTTCAACGTCCGCTACCCAGGTCCGTAGATCCTGCGCCTTGGCCAGCACGTTGGCTAGTTCTTCGTCGTCTAAAAGGGGTGGCTCTTTAAACTCCTGCTTAGCGAGCTCTGTATTGAAATCAGAACGCGCTCTGCATTGCGCTTTTGCGCGACAGAACTGACAATGGTCACCGGGAATAAATTCGCCGGATCCACTCCATGCTTTTTTTGCTTTAGGTTTAACAAAGTAGTTAGCCCAGTCTATGAGTTTATTAACGGTGGTGCCGTCAGTACTGATACTGTCCAGGCGAGGCTGGTGGATCGTGTAGGATACTTCTTTGATGTCCGGATACTCTTCTTTAAACTTGGAATAAGCACCCAGCGCATATAATCGTAGCTGGGTGTTGTCGATCGCGGAGACAGACACACCTTTTCCAAACTTGAGGTCGATGACACGAATGGCGTGCTTAGAAAGTATAACCACATCGGCCGTGCCAAATCCGTCAGGAACCCAGTCAGAGAAGTCCACGCGTTGCTCAAATAGCGGGGTATCACCTTCACCGATTTGACTACGCACATATAGAACGTAATTATCGACGTTAGCCTCGAAATCGTCGTTGTAGTAGGGTGTGTTTTTAATTGTGTCATATTCTGTCTCATATTCCTCGGTTCCAATTTGTTGAAAATGTTGGCGGAGTTTTATCTCAGCCAGTGAGTGAGCAGTAGTGCCCTCTTGGCTAAAATCAAACGCATCTGAATTTTTCTTTGGTTCGGGGAGTGTTGCCTCTAGTCTAGCGCTTGGCGTACAAGTTAGCCATCGCTTAGAACCGGAGGCGCTTAATAGCGCGTGTGCGGTCATCTTATTCTTTCAATTCTGTTTGGGTATATATACTAATGCAAAAATAAAGGCCCCGTAGGGCCTTTTTTGGTCAAAACTACAACTTTATTTTTCTTAGGACTTTAGGGCGGAAATCAAATCGGCTATCTCTTTTTGGAAATCTACTTTAACCTCTGCCTTGAGATCGATCTTAGTATCCCGTGTCTCTCGGTAGTCTTGTTGGAACTGGCCACGTAATGCAATCTCAGCTAACCGGCTGTTGTAACCCTTATTGTCGACGTTTGCCAGTAGCTCACGCTCCCAGTATGCCTGTGCGTGGACCAGGGAAAGGTCCAGGGCCTCGGCAAAATCCGGGTGCTTCTTTTTCCAGGTCTCTGCGGTGCCCTTTGAAATGCTCAGGTCAGACCATATCATTTTTTGTGACGAGCCTAGCTTGCCAAGCTCGATCATGCGATCGCACATGGCCGGATCGTACTTGGACGGGTTTGCTTTTTTAGTTGCCATTATTTTTTAGTTGTTTTGGATGAAAATAACTTTTCAACCATTGATATTCGTTGAGGTTTAGTTGTGACCTTGCTAACGATTTTCTCTCGTTCTGGTTTGGTTTTACCTTTATCGTAAAACCCAGCTTTTTCTAATGCTTTTTTAGCTGTCATTTTGGTTTTTTAGCGGTCTTTGCAGACTGAATAAATGCGTCTTTGGTTGGGGCTCCAGCGGCGCCCGGTTTGCGCATCTTCTCGCCGGATCCCTGCTTGATACGTTCACGCTTTTTTTGGATGTTGGCGTAGAGGCCAGGTTTAGTTGCCATATAATAGTCCATAAGTTATGCACCAAAGCTCTAAACCTAACCGGTAGGTTAAGTATAGAGCGATGGACGCGATGATTAATTGGTGGAGTAGCACGGTACTGCCCCGTGGTCCGCTGGGTTGCATATTAGCCTTGGCCCCTCGTCAAAACTTTACCTACCCCATTGTAAAAAAGTCGCGACTTTTTTGTAAAGTGGTTCAAAAAAGTCGCAACCAATACTAAAATACTGCTGTGATGCGGTTAAAGCGCTTAACGCCGTCGACCAATTGTGCCTCGATCGTGGTGCTGATGAACTTGTTCATCTCGATTGCGTTGTCAATGATCTCGTGCATGCTGGGAAACTGAGGCGCCTTTTCAAGCAATTTTTTACCTGCCTCGTCTGCGATCTCCCAGGCCTTTAGCTGGGCATTATACTGCTCAGTCAAAAACTCTTTGGAGGTCTTGAGTAAATCATAGCGTAGTTCAAATGGGTTCATATAATTCTCCTGTGTGTAAGTGTATGTAAAATAGGACTTTCATGTATCTCCCGATAGATTACTTGTCCTATATCTACTAATGCAAAATCTACTTCTTTTCCGCCCCATCCGGTTTAATTAAGAGCCTGTCACGTTCTGCAGCGCGAGCCTTGGCCTCCTTAATTGACTCGTTGATGATTAGGCGGGTCACTGCCCCGGCCATTTCCTGGATCTGCTTCTCCTTGGCCGCTTCTTTGTCCGCCAGCGCCTTATCGATATCGTTACGGATACCGGCCCTGTCCAACAAATCTTTAAGTTTCATCTTTTTGTGCCTTCTCAACGGCCTCTAAGCTGTTCTTTGCGTGCTCAACCTGCGGGCCCGCCTGTGCCTGGATCGCATTAATAAAGCCAACCACCTGGATAAACGGTGACTGCGCCAATACATTTAACAACGCGTTAATTTCCTTTACAGAAAACTCCAGCGTCACGTTAAAATCATCTAATAGTTCCTTGCTCATTTTTTACCTTTCTTTATTTTAAGTTCCACGTCCACATCCGGCATATATTTAGCTAACTGCGCAAAATGGCCTTTTCCCACCATTTGCTCGAATCCATCCCACAGCCGTTGATTCTGAAGTTTTGATGCGTATTTTATCCCGCTGATGTAGTTGTACACGTCGTCCTCTGACATATGCTCGGCCTTGTCTAAGTACTGCCGTAAGAACTCGTCAAGGTAATCCTCTACCTGTGCGCACTTAAGGATGTCTTGCTCCAGGTCAAACCGATCATACTCGCTCCATAGATTCATTTTTTACCTTTCTTCTTTGGTTCAATCTCGTCATCACGAATGGTTTCAAACAAATTTTGAAAGTCAGCGGCAATACGTTCTTGTAAATCTGTTAATTGTTTTTCAACATTCCAGTAAGCCATTTCCATTTCTTCTGTGCTAAGTTGATGTATCCCACAATTAACCGCTTTGAATGTTGCCACTGCGCTTTCTAATTGAATTGACGCATCTTCTAACTGCATTAGCTCTGTCCAATATTTCATACTATGTGTCCTGTAACTAATAACATCGCGCCCAGTGCAATGATAAACGCGATTACTTGACGTTTCCATTTAGCGCAGTCTGGTTTAAAATTATCTGCTACGACTAAAGCCAAGATCCCTGTAATTAATAAACTTGTTCCTATTCCCACCATCATTTTATTCTCCTCTGAATTTCTCTGTCAAGGTACCACTTTGCTTTACGCAGATCTTCGATTGCATCGTTTTTTAAATCGGCGCGCCAAATATATTTTACTGCGTTACCCAAACAAAATCCCATGTGCTCGGTAATCTGTATGCACTCCACACCGCTAGGGTGATCTGTGTAGTGCTTAGGCTTGTTCACTGCGTCGTGCATTTCTCATCTCCCGTATATGTGTTTGCATTGTAGTTACCTCGTCCATTGTCTCGCACTGCCAGACACCCATTAACTTCTCAAATCGTTTGTGGCTTATGTCAATGTCTTCGACGCCCATCAAGGTCTCCATCATGTACCGGCCGTCATATAAATATTCTACAATAAAATGACTCACAGCTTTAGCTCCTTCCTAATTAGTTCGATGCCTTTTGTAAAGTGATAGCGCCAATATTTTTCTGTTACGCACACGTCTGTATACGTGAGCCCATCCAAGAACGAGTCAATAATAAACTTTTGCTTGGGTGGTAACTTCTCCGCTACTAGCCTACGCACGTCGGTAATATCCTCCGGGTCCCAGGGTAGCCAGCCCTCGATGATGCTAGACGATACGCCCTCTGTCTCGTCTTGCTCAATAGGGTCCGGGTCCTCATCGCTGAGTCGCGGGGCTGTTGCGCTAATTTTGTATACTGTTATTTTCTTCATACGTGATTATACTAATGCAAAATTTAGGGCGTTTAGCAGGGCATCCTGCAAATTTATTTTTCCGTCCAATACCTTGATCACCTGCTCGTCGATGCTGTTGGATACGGCTAGGTGGTGGATAATGACGGGTTTCTCTTGACCTTGGCGGTAGATTCGTGCGTTTGCCTGAATGTAGTTCTCTGAACTCCACGGAAGGTCATACCAAACGGTCTGCGCTGTCTCTCCAACATTACACTGTAAGTTCAAGCCAATCCCGCCGGACTGGGGGTGGGCTAATAGCATACGGATTTTGCCATCACGCCATGCTTGGATGTTACTATCGTCTAGCACCACCGCATGGGGGAACTGATCCTGGATCCGTTTCAGTGAGTGTTTGAAGTGATAGAACACCAGCGTAGGTGCCGAGGACTCTTCCATAATCGACTCAAGGTACTCCAGCTTGGCGCGGTGGACTTCCCGCCACGAGCCGTCCTCTGCGTAGACTGCGCCCGACGTGAACTGTAATAGCTTACCGGCCAGTGCTGCGGCCGTTGGCGCGGTGATTGTCTCCGTGCCAATGTTGGCCACCATATCCTTCTTGAGCGTATCATATTGTTTACGCTCTGCCGGGGTTATGTCTATTTTGTGGTACAACTCGGTTAGTTTTGGCAGCGTCAAATAATCTTCGGCCTTTAGGCTAAAGCAGATGTCCACGATCTTGTCTTGGATTACCTTATCCATGCCTTTTTTTATTCTCCAGCTATATACCACGCGTGTATGGCGATTAAATTGGTCCGGCTCCATGTACTTATCCCGGAACCGGGTCAGGGACGTCTCTAAACGGCTCCCTAAGTCCAATATACCCACCTGGGACCAGAGATCACTCATCCCCTGGGGGGTAGGGGTGCCTGTCAGAATAATACGCCTCTCGAAGCTCTTTAAGTGTTTCTTCAAGCTCTTGAATCTTTTTGTTGAAGGATCTTTGAAGCGACTCGACTCGTCGATTATCAGATTGTTGAACTGCATCGACGGTTGATCCAACAACCATATCAAGTTCTCGAGATTGACTACGTACACGTTCGAAAAACTCTTCAACGCTGTCAACCGTTGACTCGGTGTCCCGAGTATCTTTGCTATCTTTAGGTGTTTTAGGTGTTCCCATTTTTTGGCCTCCGTGTCCCATACTGTTTCAGCAACCCTCTTTGGCGCGACGATAAGAGTTTTCCCCTTGAACTGCTCCGCGATAATCGTTAGTGTCGTCGCCGTCTTCCCAAGTCCAGGGGGTAGAAATAGACCCAAGTTCGGCACCGACTGCGCTTGCGATATGAGTTCCTGTTGGTACTGGTGTAGTTGATTTCTCTTTAGCATGTGTATGTTCCCATATCCAGTCAGCAATTGCGTAATGCTCTTGCATTGTTCCGTTATCTTTCATTTTGTTTGCTTTGCGTGATAAAAACGCGACGTTGCCAATCACATATCCTAGTTCGGGTATAATTTTATCGAGCTGGGGTGTGCCTAACTGTGTCTTGCCTTTGCCTAGTTTTGATTCACCCCAAGTAAATGGCGTTTTAAATATTGGGCACTCATCTGTTGCAATTGATAACAAATACTCATACGTCAATTCAAATGGTAGATTTTCTGCTATGGCCCTTGATCGTGCATTAGACAAATATTTTTTAATGTGATGTTGTTTCACGGATAAACTCCTCTATGTCTTCGTATGATCGTAGTATGTACACCGGAAAGCCGGCCTCGCCGAGCTGG